ATGGCGATACGAAGATTCAGGTTGAGGAATCAGCCAACGAAAACATCATTCGCTTCGATACCGCTGGCACGGAGAGGATGACCATTGCCGCAGATGGCACAGTGACAATCACTGGTGATCTGACAGTCAATGGAACAGAAACAACGATTAGTTCTACAACGATCACCGTTGACGATAAGAACATCGAAATTGGTTCAGTTGACACACCTACCGACATCACTGCTGACGGCGGTGGTTTAACCCTGAAGGGCGCTACCGATAAGACTTGGAACTGGGTCAACTCCACCGATGCGTGGACTTCCTCAGAGCATGTCGATCTTGCTTCCGGTAAAGCCTTTCATGTTGCAGGTGTTTCTGTTCTAAACGCTACGACTCTTGGTTCAAATGTTGTTGCCTCGTCGTTGACGAGTGTTGGAACGATTGCCTCTCTGGCAGCCACCGATCTGACAGTTTCAGGCATTGCCACGTTTAGCGGAACAATCGCTGGTGCCAGCCCACTTGTCTTTGAAGGTGCTACTGCCGACGATTATGAGACAACTTTTGCCATCACTGATCCCACGGCGGATCGGACGATTACGTTCCAAGATGCAACTGGCACTGTCGCCTTTTTGGCTTCTCCAACTTTCACTGGTACACCGGTTGCTCCTACTGCGGCAGCAGATACGAATACCACACAAATAGCGACTACGGCATTTGTGATGACAGAGATTGGCGACTATTTAACAACCAGCACAGCAAGCAGTACTTATGCTCCGATTGCTTCACCAACTTTAACTGGTACTCCTGCTGCTCCTACTGCTGCTGCTGATACGAATACAACCCAGATTGCCACCACGGCCTTTGTAATGACGGAGATTGGTGATTATCTAACAACTAGTACGGCAGCAAGCACTTACGCTCCGTTGGCTTCTCCGACTTTGACTGGTGTCCCTGCTGCTCCAACTGCTGCGGCAGATACAAACACTACCCAGATTGCCACTACGGCCTACGTTCAGACAGAGTTAGGCGCTCTTAGCAGCGACTCCATTTCTGACGCTGATGGCGATACGAAGATTCAGGTTGAGGAATCAGCCAACGAAAACATCATTCGCTTCGATACCGCTGGCACGGAGAGGATGACCATTGCCGCAGATGGCACAGTGACAATCACTGGTGATCTGACAGTTTCGGGCGGTCTGGTTGCCCCTCTCCAGATCAACGCCCAGACGGGTACGACCTACACGTTCGTGCTGGGTGATGCGGGGAAGTTGGTTACCTCGTCCAATGCGTCAGCCCAGACGTTGACGGTTCCTCCGAATTCGTCTGTTGCCTATACGGTGGGCACACAAATATTGGTTACTCAGGTGGGTACCGGAAGATTGACCCTTGCGGAGGGTTCAGGCGTGACAATCAATTCTGGCGACAGCATGAAATCTCTTTCGGATCAGTACTGTCTCGCCTCCCTTATCAAAACTGCCACTGATACTTGGTTGCTTATGGGCAACCTTCAGGCTTAGCCCGTGACCCGCCAAACTAGCACGGAGGGCTATAGGCACCTACAGTCCCAGTCTCCTTCCGGGGTGAGCAGCGTTACGTTCACTTCTGCGGGTTCAGACGAGGCTTGGTCAAATTTCAAGAATTTGATCCTCGTGGGAAAATACGCCCAAACCTCTACAAGTACTGCCGTTCCTTCATACTTGCAATTGAATGGATCTACAACAAATCACGACGAAGTGTGGCATATCCGCAGAGGTGCTACGAGTGATTCAAAGTACGGGTATTATAGCGAAGCCCGCACGGCCCCACTGGGTGCGTACTTGGCTTACATACCGGGAAATGTGGGGTCTTGGGCGAACGAATTTGCATTCGTACATTTGAACATTGGAGATATTAACAATACGAACGCATACAAGCGGGCGTCACATGAAGCCGGATTTTCGTCTACAACTGCAGCCACCTCGTATTACGTTTGGCACAGTCTAGGTTCTGTAATGGTTAGAGACACTTCTGCACTTACCGAATTCACAATAAGTTTTAGTGGTTATAATTTTACGGCTGGGTCGTACTTTGATTTGACGGGAGGCTGGTGACATGGTTGGAATCTCCAGCACACATGCTGTCGCCGCACAGGAAAAACCAAACCCCTATTCTTCTTATTGGTACAATATTTCCAATCACACAACCCGAGGGATCGGTATCGGAGTAAGCAACCCAGAGACATTTGTAAATCATAGACATATATCAATTCATATAACTGGTGGTGTAGATAACGCTGGCACTGGTGCTTCTACTTCTACCGGAAGCTATTATGCGAACATTGTAATGATTGTCAATACTGACTCCACTAGCAACGGTCACGGGGGAACGCAAAACAGTTCATGGGGTACTGCTTCTACGCAGGATGCCTATATGTCAATGCACAGCAGCCAGAATCTTTATATTCTTCCTTCGGCATGGTATAACTCTTCTGACGGCAAGGACCGAACCAGCACCGTAATAGAATTCTGCAACACAAGTGAAAACGGCACATCTAAACAGTGGTTCGTAAAGGGCACTGCAAGCCAATCAGATTACTATGGCGGCTACGCCGCCCCCAGCAGTACTTCCGCCGGTTGGTTCAAGGGAGCATCCTTTGGAAACATAACGAGCATATCCTTCTATCCGTACACGTTCAACACTTATGCCTATTGGAATAAAGATACCCAATTTGTTATTTATGGGTGGGAGTGATGAAAAGCCGAGGATGGAAACTCATCGCCAGAGATACAGTGTCGGGGACTACCACAACTTCAATCATCCGTACCAACCCGGAGGTTTTCCCCAACTACTCACAATTGTGGATACGGCTGTATGCGAGATCTGATGTTAGTGCATACTACGATAATCTGTATTTCTATGTTTACACGGGAGATCCCGCTACCAAAGTTACTTCCGGGTACCACAGTGCCGCGGTATACAGCACATCCACTACCCGGAGTTGGTCAACCACGACAGGCGCAGCACAGTGCGGCGGATGGATGCCGATTACAGGGGCATTAGCCACAGCAAACTTTTTCGGGAATGTAGATATTCGCATCCCAAAAGCAAACGATGCCACTTACCGTCATGTATGGGAGGCAACGGGCTACGCGGCAAACAGCAGTACAACCAGCGGTCACACGGCCTATGCCAAACAGTACGCGGCACATACCGGAACAGGGTCGATAACGGGGATAGAAGTCAAATGCGGCGCTTCTAACAACTTTGTCGCTGGTAGTAAACTAGACATCTACGGCTACACCGCTGACTCATAGGAGAATCATGGCAGACGTACCAATGAAGATGGTTGACGGGGTCACGATGCCCATGACGGAAGAGGAGATCGCCCAGATGGCGGCGTTTGCCGAGTCCGCAGACCTTGACTTTGATCATTTCATTCGTCCAGAACGGAACGGGCTTTTGGCAGGTTCCGATTGGACGCAGTTGGAAGACGCACCGTTATCTGATGAAGAGAAAACGGAATGGACAACCTATCGACAGTCCCTACGAGATTTACCGTCTACGGCAGACCGTGTATCGCTAATCGTATGGCCTACTACGCCAAGTTGATGCAGTATCGTAAAGAGGAGATCGAATAATGGCTATTGACTTTCCAAACAGCCCGTCAAACGGGTGACATCCACACTGTAAGCGGCAAGCAGTGGCAGTGGGATAGTGAGAAGTGGATCGCCTATGGCGTCTCTCTCGCTCCTGATGTCTTGAAGGTTGACTCTGGGAACAACAGGGTTGGCATCAATCAGGTCGCGCCCACCGTCGCAAGGAAATATCCTAAATATTGATCATTCGTGGATGGTAGAACAACACCCGTTGAACGTCTTCGAATCTTCGGAAGATTTCATTAGGGGCAACTGGCATGCCTTAACGACCATGTTGAGACCGAAGCAGAGCTAGACGGAACCAACTTCACAGGGGGGCTGGTGTCATGGGAATATCTGGGTATTGAATACAAGCCAAGCAAGGGCGACATTGTTTTATTCCCTGCAAATTACATGGCGGCACATTCTGTTTCTGAGGTTTCCGGAGGGTCAAGGTATTCGCATGTAGGGTGGTATTGCCACGGAACGCCAAATGGCGCGTTTAACGAGCCTGTTATAGACCCGCTTGAACACCCAGAAGCGGCAGACATAACAACAAATATTTATATGCCAGAAGGTTACAAACTCCCCGATGCAAGATAGAGAACCACCTCCGCCGATACGGAATGTTCAACGACATTCAATTGTTGATATTGGTTATTGGACATGCGAGTTGGATAGCCGTGATGCTAAAGCTATCCATAACCTTGTTGTTGAAAAGCATGTGCCACATGAGGACCTTGATCTACCAATCGGAAATATCACTATGGACTTGCGGCAGCAAATCACAAGCGCTGCCTGCGAGCTATTGGGTCGACCGTATTACATAGACGCCATCTGGGGTGTGTACACAGGACCCGGACAGTCCGTTATGGCCCATTCCCACTGGTCGAATACTTGGCTGAATCCAGAGGAACACTTCTCCTTCTGCTATTACCCCCTCTGTCAAGAAGATGATGCTGACATGGTGATTCACATCATGTACTGCAATCGTCTTGAAGTTCTTGAAAGCATCCCACTCCGCCCGGGCCTATTAGTCATCTTTGGGGCCTATTACCAACACATGACAACAAGGCAATTTCCTGACAGAGACCGTGTATCTATAGCTGGTAACCTATATCCCTATGAGCCCACGGGCATCGCAATACAACGAGAAACACGCCAAGGCGTGCTGAGTGGCGACCTATGGCAACAATAGGAATACTCCACACAGGGTCCATGGGAGTCACCATTGCCGATTCGTTACTTCGAGCCGGTCATGATGTGTTGTCGGCCACAAAGGATCGTTCTGAATTAACCCAAGAACGAGCTCGCATAGTGGGGACAAGAGAGGTTGAAACCCCAGATCGAGTATTCGAAGAAGCAGATGTTGTGTTTTCTGTCTCCCAGTTTGGCGGCGTCATCATCGGAGAAAGTGCCGTGTGGGACCAAGAAAAGCAAACAATGGTCACAGAAGAAGGCATTTATCCTAGAGCTGAGTCATACCCAACGATGGACGCAGCCATAGAAGTTGATTTTTCAGGTATTTATGTTGACTGCAATTGGGTTCACCCGAGCAACTGGGAGGACTTTCGAGAAAACGCCACCTTGCTCAACAGCTACGTTGAGTGTGGTATCTACGGGTACCCCTTGTCACACGAGATGGGCGATTTGAGACGCTTCATGTGGCTAAGTGGCGATGATGCAGAGTCTGTCTCAGACCTGTTCCTCAACGATCCGTTAGCTTCTATTGTCCCGATTGTCTTACCTTCGGGAGTGCAAGCTAGAGAATTTAAAGAAGAGTCCGCTAAAGCTAACTATATGCCCGAAGGCTGGGGAGAAAGAATATGCAGGTAGTTCATCACGGAGGGATTGTCGAGTTCCCGGACGTTTTTAACGTAGATCCAGATGTTTTAGATAATTGGATGTCGTTGCGCAGGGAATGTGAGCCAAGCGATTACACAATTAACGATGATGGCAACTATGTGAATAGAGGCGGGTACACCTTTACTCCAGAACAAATCGAGTCATCCCCAACCCGCTTTTTAAACCTAACTCCCGACGGGGAAGACCTCACGTTCATGGTAAGGTCTAGGCATGCAAAACGATGCGGTTTCTCCACAAGGTGTCATTGACGATTTGGCTGACCAAGTAAAGCGATTATCTATAGATAATGCGGTACTCCGTACAGCTATTAAGCAAATGCAACAGCAACAGGTGGCAGCGGCTCCTGACGGTCCACCAGCGGCAGCCATTGAAGACGTGGAGCTCGTAACTGACGATTCCGTAGAGGAATAAACAATGGAACGGATCTGCTATTGCCCCTCCGACGATCTGGTCGAGGAAGCTATGGAGTTGGCTCTACCGTGGGGTATTCATGTTCAAACTGGAGAGAGTCAAGCAACGGAAGCGCTTGACTTCGACAGGGATAAAGTTCAGATATTAAATATCCCAATTGAACAGCATTTTAAGATCTCTGACTCATTCCTTAGACCTTACCAAACCCTTGCGTGTAACTATGTAGACGAATTCACGCTTGTAGGCAATGTATGTCTGGCTTATGACGGACCTCAGGGAACCACGGAGGTCGGAGCACTAATGTCGGGCGATCCTCATTACAAGGGTTGGAGGATTCGTTTTCCCAGTCCGGGAGAATATGAGGTCAGAGTTTATGACAAAGACGGAGATATAGCGTCTGAGAAAATCACGGTGAATCCGTGGTGAAATTTCCAAAGGGGATACCAAATCCCCACCTTGCTCGCACCTCATTGGAGGATGATCCATTTCCTCATCTCGAAATCGCTCCGTTTCTCTACGTTTACCATTATCCGTTTGACGGTCAAGCGTTAGTTGATGCTATTGAAAAAGACGGAGACATAACCCGTTGGAACGCCGCAAAGGTTGGTCGTGGAGACAATCAACGAATCGGCCTGTATAGGGACTCTCGTTCTCAAGTATTGACGGACCATTTGAGTGTGTTCGATCCCGAAGCTGAGATTGAAACCTATACGGAGCTACAGAAGGCTGCGTACCCGGTTTTATACCATGTTGAGCGGGCTGTTTGGGATTATCGAATCAAGAATAATTTAAAACTTCAAGATCATTCGGGTTGGGTTATCAATAAATACGGGCATGGCGGACAATATAAGGTTCACGCCGATCATGGTACTGATGACCCCAGACTGTTGTCGGTTGTTTGTTATTTAAATACCGTTAAGGATGGTGGTAGAACTTTTTTCCCATTCCAAAATGTCGCAACTGATTGCATTGAAGGAAACATCGTTCTCTTTCCTTCTTCATATGCTTATGCTCATGCTTCTGAACCAGCTGGACGATACAGCGGAGAAGTCAAATACAGTATGGCGGCATTTTTTACATGACGATAAAAGATGTCACAACAATCATTCCTACTGTAGAAATATTTCACTGCGGCCATGATGCTAAAGCCGTTATAGAAGGCTACAAAGAAGAGACTGCACGAACATGGTCGTATCTCCCATCTTTTGGGGGATTCAGCAACGATTTGGAGCATTGCAATAGTCACTACACCCCTTTGAGTCCGGTGTTGACTGCGGTTGCTGACCGTTTACTGGAAATGAAAGAAGCTTTCTATGAAATGAACGAAATAGTAGAAAACTGCTTGAATAGTTACTCTCTGTATCACGAAACTTTTTACTTAAGAGATAGTGGCCCTCAGTTCATATGGATAGAGAAAAATGGCAACCAATTTTCTGGGACCCTCGATCCACCTACCAATTCTTATACGACGGCAGCGATGTTTGCTCTTTCCGATGTTACGATTCGTTTAGAAGCACACGATATTGAATATGACATGTTTGCTGGAGATGTGCTTATTTTGCCGTGTCTGTTTCCATTTGATTTAAGAGCTAGATCAGTAAATGATGAAGCGTTTCTATACTTCAAATACATGTGGCCTGTATAAATGAAACACATTCTTATAGTGGGCTCTGGTCAAGCAGGGCTGATTGCGGCAACAACCATAAAGGCGACTTTCGCGGACTTCGAGGTCACGGTAGTTTCTTCGAAAGAGATCGAGCCTATTGGTGTGGGCGAAGGCAGCACGGAACAATGGGCGGCATATGAGGATCGTGTTGGGATAGATAGACCTCATTTAATTAGAGACTCTATGGCTACCTTCAAATATGGAATTAGATTTTTAGATTGGACCAACCATACGCCAGACTATTTTCATAGTATTTCTGGTCGTATTTTATATACCAACACAGGTACATTTAATGGTCTTTATAATTACATTCATTCTTCCGACAGGCAGCTGACCCCTTCACTTACCCATGCAGGATTAATAAACAATCTAGTCCCAGACACTCCTAACCCGTGGCATCAAACTAATCAATTTCATTTTGACAGTGCCAAATTAAATACATATTTAATTGGTCACGCAGAAACCATGGGTATCAAGTTCGTTGACGCTATGGTCAGCGGGATTGAAAGAGACCCTTCCTCGGGTGACATTACTAGCGTTATTACTTCTACAGGAAACATCGAAACAGATTTCGTTATTGATGCCAGCGGTTTTAACCAAGTAATACTGAAAGAGTTGGGTGAGATTTGGCAAAGTTCTTATGAAGAATATCTCCCTTGTGACTCTGTTTTGGTGTTTCAAACGCAAGAAAACCATACGATCAAACCTTTTACTGAGGCTAAAGCCTTATCTGCTGGGTGGCATTGGGAGATTCCCACCTATGAACGAAGGGGTCATGGGTATGTATTCTCTTCTCGCTATACGGATGAAGAACGAGCGGCTAAAGAAGTTGAAGAGTATATAAATGAGCCAGTAACCGACGCTCGAATCATCAAGTACAAGCCATTTAAAGTAGAAAATTCATGGCAATTCAACTGTGTTGCGGTAGGGTTGGCGTCCAACTTTATTGAACCACTAGAAGCAACTTCAATAGCTGCGACTATCGAGCAATCTAGATTGATTTGTTCATACTTGCCCACCTACAGGTCGAACTCGACAGCCCCACAACAGGGGTACAGCAAGGTTTTTGATTCGATGTTTGATAATCTTCTAACGATGGTGGCTATGCATTATGTTTCAGATCGTCAGGATTCACCAATGTGGATTGACCAACAGCATTCGCCAAGGCCCGAGCTACTCAATTTCTTAATAGAAATGTTTAGCCACAGAGGCCCTGAGGCTCACGACTTACCCATGACTGGCTACGAGCTTTTCCAGATACCCCACTTTTGGCATGTAGCTCAAGGTCAGGGTCTGATCAGCAAGGAGGGGGCTAGGGTTGGGGTCGAAGCATACGGATCTACCCAACCAGCAAGAAGCATGCTGGAAGAGGTCAAAAGCTCTAGTGAAAATCCTCTTGAAGTGGCGCATAGGGTGGTCCTTGATCGCGCCCACAAAATATACTCAGACAAGCGTGCCGACTGGCATTTTGATGATTTCGGTGGACAACTCATTCCCAGATTGGAGCAGTGAAGTGACTCTTTCTTTTGATTTTCCCGGTGGTACTAGAAATTTCCTACTTACTCTTGATGGGAGTATTGAAGAGTCGTTATGTCAAGAATTTTTAGATGCTTGTAAACAACATTATGAGGTGATGTTTGAACCCGGCCCCACTTGGGGTGGTGTTCGTCCAGATATGAAAAAAAGCATGGACGCCTCTATCGATCCGGCGTGGTTACAGGACAGAGATCTTGATTCGGTATCTGTATTTGGGTCCATGCGAGTTCAAGCTCAACGGGCGATGTATACGGCGATTGCTAAGTACAGGGAGCAATACAGGGAACTATGGACTGCTCCGGGTCTGTGTGACACTGGTTTCCGTCTGCAGCATTATCACCAAGCCGGAGGATGGTATAGACAGCATTGTGATGCAACTCCATGGGAAAGGTACGCTTCAGGGGACGATTTACCCCGTGTTCTTGGAATTATCATATATCTCAATACTGTGGAATCCGGTGGTGGCACAAAGTTTCCAGAACAGAGACAAATCGTTTCAGCTGTTGCTGGCCGTGTGGCCGTATTTCCTACAGCTTGGACGCATCCACATCTCGGACTAACTCCGTTATCTTCCGACAAATTTATTCTCAACAGCTTTATTACATGTGAAAACATTCAGGGAGACACACAGAGTCATGGTCGATCTCTGGCACCTATGGCTACTCCACTCAAAGTAGATGTAGAAAGTGTGGAGACTGAAGACCAAATTGTCGAGAAAGACAACTGATACAATGAAAGTAGGACTGCGCTGGAGAACCTATTATGCCTGATGTGAAACCCGAAAAGTGGGATTCATCGTTAGATCGTGATGTTCAACCAGACGACTCTATCGTGTTATGCACAATGTACGATTCTCCTGTTATGACAATAGATGATCCCCTTTTAAATCCACCGGAGGAGGAATAAGCAATGGCTTACGATGCAGACGCCAATTACACATCTATCTGTAATTCGCTTGGGGTCATAATCGCCTCCGTTGGGGGTGACGAAACCTCTGCTGGGTCGATCACTTATGCTGACCTCAAAGAGTTGATCGCCACCGCTCACGCCGGTATCGGCGATCCCCATGTTCCTGAAGGATGGACAGTGGCGCAAAGGACCATTTATAGATCCAGACAACGAAAATTTGATAACGCTCGTAAATTCATATACCAGCGTGACCTTCTGACAGCTAGGAACGGATAATGGCGCTGAATGCAATCGACATGATAAAGGTCGCAGAAAAATACACCTCAGCTGACCATACGTCGAACTTAGATTCTGACGCACAAATTGCTTCTGCTACGGCAATAGTTAACGAAGAAACCGGACACGGGATGGATCGAAGCACGGAGACCGTTGGTTACAACGACGAGCTGTGCGTCTACGAGCGAGTTGCTTCCAACTCCCCGAGCTTTAACGCGGTCAACGCACACATGCGGAGCATGCAGGAAATGCTGATTCGTTTAAGTGCTCCGTCTGAACTGCTTGTGATCGGAATTCCCTATTGTCCGCTCAAGTTGGGCGTAGGCAACATAACCTTGGTTAACAATCTGCACTTGGATTACATGGAACGCCATATGGACGTGTCTGGATTGGAATACGAAACCATTACGATGGGCGCGATCGAATTAAATAGTTTTCCTAAGACTTTCGATATGGCATCGATTCACATGCCGCAGGTAAACCATAATTTTGAAATCGTAACGAACATCTTTGATCAGCTCCCGGTAGGGGGATCAATAATCCTAACCAGTACAAACGATCATGGTAGGTGGTTCGAGTTCGACAGTGCTCACGACTACGTCAATTTGTATTCGAATCTCACAGATAGAGCAGATGCAAATCTGTACCACATGGCTTCAGGTCTTGGAGTTTCTGTGGCGGTCAAAACTGCCTAATTAGACTAAAGTATTCGTATGGACTTCAAAATCCGTGGAGAAGATCTTCTCGGCGACGACTATTTGTTAGCTTCTGATATCGAGATACCTCCGGGTCACATCCTTTTGAGTCCACAACACGACAGATTTTATGACCCCAAAATAACCCCCTTGGATAACTCTAAGGTTTGGCCTTCTTGGAGAAGAAACGCAGGAGGCGGATTTAAAGCCTGTCAGGGAACATCTGATTACATTTCCTTGGGGGGCACATGGAGATTACCTGCCCCTCTTAGATTCCGACCGTCGGCAGACGCACAGAAATGGGAAGCTCGCTGGGACATAGCTGGAGACGAGAGAAATCACGGTCTCGCTGTAGATATTTTTACTTATGAATCCAGCGGAGCGGGCTGTCCATTCAACGAAGGACGTGGACTGCCTGAGAGTAACCACATCAAAGTAGTCAATCCGTGGACAATTAAAACAGCTCCCGGCTGGTCAACACTGCTATTACCGTGCTGGATGGAGGAACCACGGGAATGGTCACTCATGCCGGGGATTGTCAATACCGATTATTACCACACTATGAATTGGGTTATTAATATCTTCACTGACAAAGAATTCGTGATCCCTATGGGCTGGCCTATTGCCCAAATGATTACATTTCCACGAAATCACCAAAATATTATGTATGGTCAGCCGAAAATAGCTGAATGGTTAATAAATCTCGGCATGCAATCACCTATCGGCATACCTGCGGATAGAAGTGGTGCCTACCGTCGAGAACAAAAGGATGCGCCGATTCCAGAAGTGTGTCCTGTGGCTGGAAAACAGAAGTCTTTCAAAAAACGCCTATCCGATTGGATCTTCGGCGAGTTAAACCCCCCAAAGGGCAATACGTTGTAGGGTATGACTGGTAATATGTAGAAGAGTGCAGCTTTCCGGGAAGGACCCAATCTATGGCACTGACACAAACAAGGTTGTCTGGACCCGCAGTTGTAATCAACACGGGTACATACGGTGGCGTCCAATACACAGTAGGGGGCGGCACATCAACAATTGTAAAACAAATAGTCCTGACAAATATCACAGCTTCAGCACAGACGGTAACCCTCACACTGAAGCCAAACGGTGTCACCATTGCTGACACACATCAGATATTCAAAGACTTATCCCTTACAGAAAAAGAAACAACGCTTCTCAACATGTCAATGGTTATGAACACCGGAGACGAGTTGCATATGTTATGTGGCAACGCTTCTAGCGTTAATGCGACGGTGAGCGGAATTGAGATCACCTAATGACATGGGGCAGGGTTAAGGTCAACTCGCCGGGAAAATTGGCAAGCTTCCTAGATTCCCCGGATGACGTTTATGGCTCAGGCGCAGATTTAGATGCAACGATAGCTACTAATGCCACCATGTCCAGTGACATGTACTACTACAACTTGACTGTTAATGGTGGTATCACACTAAATACTGGTGGGTATCGGTTATTTGTAAAAAACGTTTTAACTATGGGAGCTTCGTCGGTTATCGGCCTTCCCGGTGGTTCAACCGCTGTGGGTACCCTAAAAGCTGGAGCGGCAGTCACAGTTAATACGACATGCAGCCTCGGTGGCAACGGAAACACAGATAGTTCCGCTGATGGGGGCACTGCTACCGCCCCCACGGCAGCACAAGGCGGAACCGCATACTGGCGATATCCAGCTCAGGCTGTTCGTGGTTACGCGGTTACTGCTTCAGCAACCACTCCCACTCATTTGCAGGGTGGAGCAGGTGGTCCAACTGGTCAAGGGGTTGGCGGAGGGGTAGTAATTGTTGCAGCACGATACATCTCCACAGCAGGAGCTTGCACGATTTCTGCAACTGGGGGCGCCCAAGCGGGCGGAGGTGCCATTATCTTCTTTTCGTCAAATGACGAAGCTACGTTCAACGCCCAAACACACTTGACATTGTCGGCGGCGAAAGGAAGCGGTTCAGGTAACCACACTGATGGGACAACCATCTACATTGAGGTTGACTAATGCCTATCATTCGACATAACAGACCCGTTGTTCAACGTCTCGGCAACGACATTATTTATGGAACGGGCGTTGACGGTGCCGCGTCTATTACTGGAACCGTCGTAATGACTCGTGACATGTACTACACGACCTGCACTATACAAAGTGGTGCAATTCTATTTACTAATGGATTCCGTGTTTTTTGTACTGGAGACTTAGACATAACGGGAACCTTGGGTATGCCTTCTGCTGTGCAACATACAGTTGGGCTCGGAACGGTTACTGGTCGTGTTGACGATGGAAGCATCCCTAAAACCTACGTTTTGGGAGATTCTACCGCAGGTGGTGCAACTCAAGTTCCTGCGTCGATATTGAAGGACTTAGAGCAAGCTATTCAGGGTTGGAACTGGGACCCCACCGACGGTTTTAAACGTTTTGAAGCTGGCAGCGATGGTGATACCGGTTCTGATACTGGGGGAAGTCCGGGAGGCGCAGGTGGTGCTGCGCCGGGAACTCCACCGTTGGGTAATCCGGGAAACCCCGGAAGTACGGGAGGCACAGGTTCTGGTGGCGCTGGAGGCGCTGGCGGAGGTTTGGTTGTAGTGGCAGCCAAAACGATTAGCGGTTCTGGAACGATTGTTAGTGCCGGAGTAGCTGGGTCTGCTGGGTCTACTGGAGCTACTGGGGCTGCTGGAAACCCGGGAAATGCGGGAGCGATTAATCCCGGTTCGCACACTCCTGCCGGGGGTGGAAATACCAACCCAGTAACGGGCGGAAACGTTAATCCCGGCGGAAACGTCAATCCAGTAACCGGTGGAAATGTCAACCCGGTAACCGGTGGAAATGTCAATCCGGTCGAAGGCGGCACTGTCAACCCGGGTGGAAATGTCAACCCAGTAACGGGCGGAAACGTCAATCCGTCTCACCATAAGGAATCTCCGGGAAACCCGGTTTCACACGGAGCGCACAACCCGAGCTTCCATCACCCAACAAATGGGTACCACTCTCCCGGAAATCCATACACGGCTTACGGACCCGGCCCACCCACCCATTCCCCGGTCGGTGGAAATGTCAACCCAGTCGAAGGTGGAAACACCAATCCCGGCGGAAATGTCAACCCGACTCACGGTGGAAATGTCAACCCAGTCGAAGGTGGAAATGTCAATCCGCCGACGGGTGGCAATGTAAATCCGGGTGGAAATGTCAACCCGGTAACCGGTGGAAACACCAATCCGTCCCATGGGGCTCACCACTCTGCAGGAAACCAAGATCCGGGAGGCGCTGGCGGTGCTGGCGGTGCTGGTGGGACCGGAACAACAGGCGGTCTGGGTCGTTTCGGTGGCATCGTTCTAATCACAGACACGGCTTCTTCGACAATAACAAGCAACATAACCTTGACAAGCGCTACATATACCCATATTGATGCTGCTGTCTAATGATAAAATCTAGTTGGTGATGCATTATGGCTATTCCACATTCAATGACAACAGCGGAACGTCGTCAGATTCTTCTGCGAGCTAGAAAAGACGTTGAAACGACCATGTTTGAACTGGCTTTCGGTATGGGGTTAGATGCTGATGCTATGGATTTCACACAACCTGATGTTTTATGGCAAACCGATGTTGAAGGAGTTTCCCTAATAGACGATTTCCCTGAGGCGGATAAGAAACCGTATGAGAATCTAAAGAAATTATCTGAAAATTTCATCAATATTGTCGGAAAACTCGAAGGACCCAACAGAGTCGTCTAGTTCTGTAGTGTAAAATGGCCTCCTAGGCTTGTTAGTTATAGGGGGCAAGGATGGATGGGGACCTCCAAAAGTATTTAAAGCGCAGCGCCGCTGTTATTGAAGAAACACTGGCCGAAACCGCCTCTACCCCTGCGAAGCCCGAGAAAAAGGCTTCTCTGAGTCAGGCGAAAAAGGCCACAAAGCTACTCACAAAGTGCAAGGACAACATTGCTTGGGTCCTTGGACTTCCAGCCGCCATTTCTGGCGCCTTTGGGTTCCTTTGGCAAAACTCCAACGAGGAAGCAGCTCTGTCCTATCAAGTCGCCCAATTAGAAGAAGCCGTAGCAGAACTAAAGGCTGAGAACGACCTGCTCGGCGGCGGAGCCAAAAACTTTTCCATTGATATGAGTGGAGCCCCCGGGGGGTCGGCCACTGTCATTATTGCTGCTGCCTGCATCGTTATCTTTATCGGCTTTCTGATCTGGTACCAGAGTAAACGTAAACGAGGGTAAGCCATGAAACGGCTTCTCTCTGCCTTCTTGGCTGGCGTTCTGGTCCTTTCCGGCTGCTCTAGTTCGGAACCGACTGCTCCAACAGACACTCTGTTCCCCCCAACGACTACTAAAATCGTCACGACAACTACCGATGGGGTCATCTCAACTACGTCGACCGTTGCTCCAGAGGTATTAGAAAAAGCGCCCCTCGCCGACCATGCCATCCCAAACTACACAACCAACGATGACACCTTTTCGTTTCAGAACTTCAGTGGTGGGGAAGCCCCAGCAGACTTAACGGTCAATATGACACGTCGCCTATATGGTGACAGTCAGGTCTGTTCAGATGTAACTGACGGTAAATGTACGCCGTACCCGGTGATTCTGCAGTTGATGTCACAGGCCAACAAGTCAATGCGTGGTGGGCTATGTGAAGGCTTGGCTGTTCTGAGTTTACGTCTTGCAGGTGACATAGAGACTCTTGCAACATTTCAGAATACTCAAACTGTCGCGGAACTGATTAAGCAAGACCCAGCACTCCTCTCCGAGATCGCGTACTGGTATGTGACGCAGTTTGCTATGGAGGTGCAGCAGGAAGCTTCTTCCTATCTGGAGAAATCCCCAACAGAGCTCGCACAAGTTCTTCTTTATGACTTCTCAGAAGCAGAAAAGGGAAACCCACACACCGGCTTCACAATCGGTATTTACAGCGAACAGGGGGGCCACGCCGTCACCCCTTACCGGGTCGAAGAAATGGCCGGTGGCTACCGCATCTATATCTATGACTCTAACTGGCCCAACGAAGAACGCTGGATTGACGTATCTAAAGACGGTCAGTGGATATATGCATTGGCTGCCACCAACCCCACCGAACAGTCGGAAGCATGGTCTGGTGGGACAGGAACCATGGAGCTCACTCCGATGCGTTCTCGGTCAGGTCCATTCACATGCAGTTTCTGCCCTCAAGAAGATGGGGAAGAATCAGGAACGATGCTTACTGTTGCCGCTTCCGGCGACAAGCAAATGGCTCTCAAAATCGAAACTGAATCTGGTAACAGGCTGGGCTACTACGACGGCGTGTTTATCAATGAGATTGAAGGAGCTACTTATCGTTACCTGATTTCAGGACCGAGTACGGCGGACCCGGTGCTGGTATTCCTCCCTCCCGGGGTGGAGGCATTCTCCGCAGATGTTGAAGAGATTGATATTCCAACTCCGGAAACAGAGAAGCCCAGCTCTACTCAGGACAGGATTAAAGAGGCAATAGAGGAACAGACAGAAGAAGAAACCGAACAGAAGTTTTCTTTGCTGGTTTTAAACGAAGAGAAATCTGTTCAGATTGAAGCTGTAATCGTAGAAGAAGAAACGCCTGAGCGGTGGGAACAGCCGGAAGAGGAGGGAGAGCCCGAAGAGGTTCAATCATTGTTGAGCTTCTCTGAAGAAGCAGTTGAAATTGCGGAGATTGAAGAAGCCACTGTCGCTATCGCAGTTGATGCCCTTGAAGTTGAGATCGAATTGGAGGCTGGTCAGCAAATCGAGGTGGCCTTCGCTGCGGAACCCGAACCTCAACCCGAAGTCGAACAGCCCGGCGCTCCGACTCCTGAACCTGAGCCGGTTAGGGACACGCTGGACATTGCTATTCAGGATAATGAGGGTGAGGTGTTGGCTGAGGTAGAGGTCGATATGACCGACTATCGGGTTACCGAACAGGTGTTCGAGGAACCAACTGTCACTGTTCCAGCTCGACCAGACGAGCCAGTCACCACGTTGCCTCCACAACCGGAACCAGAACCGGTTGTCGTTCCCGTTGTTATCGAACTTACGTTCGACGCAGATGCTGGGGAGATCACCACGGAGGAGGTCGAGGTTGAAGCGTGGGTGGCTTCAGATGCCGAGTATTTCCAAGCAGTCGCCGAAGATCGCATTGAAGAGGTTCTGGGTACTTCTTATGTAGAAGAGATTGAATCGGTTGAGGAATGGGAGGCTCCTGAGTCGTTCGAGGAGGATGAGATCGACTTTGTAGAAATCCTCCTTAGCGTGGACGAAGAATATTGGGAGGACGAACAGTGGGAGGAGGTTGAATACACAGACGAATGGTTCGAAGATGAGCAGGAGCTGATGGATGACCTCTTTGGTGAGGCTGTCGATGTAGAAGAACTATTCGAAGAAGTTGAATCATTCATGGCGGAGGTTGAAGAAGAGCGCATTGTGTTCTTCGAGGAGCATGAAGAGCTTGACGAGGAGGAATTCTGGGAGGAGTACGAAGAAGAATATTACGAAGAGGATTTTGCATTTCAGGAATACGACGCTGAATTAGAAGAAGAAATGATTCTCGAAGAGATGGGGCTGGAGGAGTGGAACGAAACACTCTTAGGTCCGTCTCCCACTGAAACTGTCGATTGGGAAGAAGAGGATTGGATTGTCTACGACGAGGAAATGGATTCCGTCTGGGAAGAAGAGATGGAAGATCCCACATCGTGGGAAGAATCACTGCTGGAGGAGCTGGGCGTAGAGGAATGGCCCGAAGACTGGGGTCCGTCACCTACGGAGGCCGCAGAGTGGACTGAGGACGACTGGGACACCTACGACCAAGAGTGGGCAGCCGACGAAGAAGCCATGATTCTTGAAGAAGAGGGTCTTGATGAGTGGCCAGAAGATTGGGGTCCTTCTCCTAGTGAAACAGCGCTGTGGGATGACGGTGATTGGCAGGCTTACGACGATGAGATGCACTCTTTGTGGGAAGAGGAGCAGATAGCAGAAGAAGAGTCGTGGGAGCTTAACACTGAAGAGGAATGGGACGATTGGCAAGAAGAGTTCTGGCCTGATGATGCTGAATGGTGCGACGAGTGTGAAGAGGGTCCATGGGACGAAGAGGATTGGGTGACTTATGACGAAGAGCAAGAACAGGCTTTCTTTGAAATGCTTGAAGGTCTCACTGAAGAAGAGGTCGAAGAATTTGAAGAAGAAGTAGAGGAATGGACTGCTGAAGACGAAGAAGCCCTCATCCTTGAGGAGATGGGCTTAGAGGAGTGGCCGGAAGATTGGGGTCCATCGCCTAGCGAGTCGTGGGATTGGACAGAGGAAGATTGGGTTGCTTACGACGAAGAGAACGAACCCCTTTGGGAAGAGTTTCCCGATGAAGAAGAGTGGGATACTGAAGATGATCCCATAGAGGAGGACGAATGGTTCGAACCCGGTGACGAAGACGCAGAATCCGACCCAGATACATCTTCAGAAACGCAAGTGGATGAAGAGCAAATGGATGAAACGGAGCTGCCTTCTGAAGAAATAGAACCAGAACCGGAACCAGAGCCAGAGCCAGAACCAGAGCCGGAACCAGAGGAACCGGAGTGGGTAGACCCCTATGAAGGCTGTAGGGGCACCTCAGCTTGCGACAGTGCCCCCGGGGGCTTTGAAACTTGGGAGGCTTACGACGCAGCCAACGATCCCACCTACTACGACGATTGGGGTGCACCACCGGGCGGCTACACCACATGGGCTGGTTTCACTCTTGAAGTTGAGGCAGGGATAGTTCCAATAGATGTCGCTCAGGAATACCTCCCCGAAGAAGTCCAAGAGGCGTACATCCCGGTCGTGGTCCCGATAGCGGTCTACTACCCGACCATCACCTACACGACCACGAACGCTGCCTTGTCCGAGACGATCTCTACGAGCACCACTACTGCTCAGACGGGGACCGCCACCACAACCGCTGAGAGCGGAATCTTGACCCACAACAGCAACGATGGTCACTGGCATCTTGCAACCACAACGGCGACGACGGTTACGACGACTCATGTAGACACGACAACCGTGGTGGCTCGCGCCGGATCGGATATGACGACCTGCACGTTCTCAGATGGTGTTCAGCAGAGTTGCTCAACGGTGCGCGGCTGGAGTCCTCAAACCACGACGGTTACCGCTGGCGACGCCTACACATCAGCGTCTACTACAACGGCTGAGGCTGTGAACACCGAGGAAGGCTGCTCTGAGGGTGGATGGAGAGGCATGGGCGACTGGTGCATCGTGCAATCCTCTAGCCGCACCGACCGTGACCATATTCAGTTCTCGTTGGACGAGGTAACCAGTGTCCGTATCGACGCCGAATCGAACCTGACTAGCGCCCAGTTCGGGTCCAGCAACGAGGCTGGCGACCCGTACATCTACCTGAACAATGACAACGACTCTGACACCGGGGATCATTCCGGGGACACTGGTGCTGTCACGGTTGGTGCCCAGATTGAAACGGACGACGATGGGGGAAGTGACTGTGGAAGCACCTGCGCTACCCCGCCTAGCAACGCCGTGGATGTAGACGAAACCCCGACGATCACCTACTGCGATACCGGGGGCGCTTGCTCTGATGGTGTCGCCGTGATCGACAACGTGAGCGATCAGTGGGATGCTCGCATCGTCCGCACGGACATGGCTGTGGGCGACTATGTGGTACAGGCTGCCGTATACAACGGGAACAACAGTGGGTGGTATCGACTAACTATCGAAGAGGTTGATTGATGAATAAAGAGTGTCTTTATACAAAATTGGGAAGTAGTAAAGAAGAGCTCTATTATCTGTCAGGTACAATGTGTATGGCGTCGTAGGTTTTTGACGTAGTTGTCTTTGGAGTAATAATGGTTGAATCCCGCCCATATACGGGTTTTGATAAAACAGCAAACAGTAGAAGAGAAGGGACCGAACAGTTGATAAAAGAAATCAACAAAGCCACGAATAACGGCATGTGGCATAACGGTTCTTGGGTTGTCCGCAATAAACGTGGAAAATCGTCTCCTTCCGTACACGGAACTGGTCGAGCTTTTGATATTTCTTGGCGTGACATGGGCACTAAAGGCAACGGTGACTACGAAATGGCTCGCAAAGTCATGGACTTTCTTGTAGAACACGCTGAAAAACTGGGCGTGGAAGCTGTCTATGACTACTGGCCTAAGCCATTTGGGCGCGGCTGGAAATGTGACCGGCAACGATGGACAGCGTATGACCGCAAAGTGATGTCCCTCACACCCGGTGGAGACTGGGTTCACGTCGAAATCTCTAATGAATTCGCTGACGATGCAGACCACTATGCAGCAGCCGTAACCCCTCTATGGGGAGGAAGCATCCCTCTGGCGGAGGGAGCAATAGATGGAATGATTGCTGCCCCTGCAAAACCTCGTAAAACAACTTGCAAAAAAGGCTCTAAAGGTAAGGCCACTCAATACATGCAGGAACTCTTAAATAGCCATGCATGCAACGTTTGTGGTGGAGCAACTTCTATCACTGCAGACGGCGCATTCGGACCTCAAACTGAACAGCGAGTTAAAGCATTTCAACATGATCATGCTTTAGTCGTTGATGGAGTGTGTGGTTCTAAAACTTGGGCTGTATTGGAATCATAGTTATGAATGGGGTGGTTGACCGGATCAAGGTGGCACAGCCACAAACGCACCTAAGCAGTACGTTTCTTGGCTGTTTGACTGCCATGACTGGCGGTGACGTGTCTGCCATCACAGGAGACCATTGGGCTAACGCTCTCAGGTCGGGTGGTTTGACAGCAGCTATCGCAACCGTAGTTGCAGTGTTTGGACTTCGTGTTAACAACTGGACACGAGCAGCGCTTTGCGGCGTAGCGACCTTCGGGGTCGAAATGATCGCGCAATCGCCGACCTACGGCACCTCACGGGCCGACATTGCTCAGACTTCATTGGTTGCAGCAGGAATAGCAACCGTCTTAGCTTTGGTGGCAGGCAGGATGTTTAGTAAATACCTACCAGTAGCTGAAGATAATCCGGGATGGGACAGGGCGTAACTATGACTGAGATCGTTGTTGCCTTAATTGGCTTCTTTGCTATGACATCGGTGGCGTTGATCGAAAAGGTCCGTAGGGACAATAAGCGCGACCACAGTATTGTCGCCATGAAACTTGACATGATCGCTCGGGGGTTGGGTAGATCTATTGATGAAGTCCGTGAATCCACCCAACGAACAGAAGCAAATTTAGATGAGCATGTAGCCGATCATGCCCGAGGGGCATTCAAATGAGACGACTTGCCACAATTGTTATGCGCTGTATTGCCGTTTTTGTGGCGAATGCGTTGAGTGTGATCGGAGCAGGCGCCATTGCTGGTGTCGACATTTTGCAGTCTTGTCTTATCGCTGGCCTGTCAGGTGTGGCGACAGTTGTCGGTGGGCTAGCTAGGGCCTACCTCGTGGACGGCGAACTATCCAAGGAAGACGTTAACAAGGTTTTCGCTAGTGCTCCTACAGGCAAAAAAGGCGGAACAAATACTCAAACCGTCTAAGGAGGGAATTATGTCAGATTCAGGATGTCCAAATTGCAGTTGTCCATCATGCCCGTGTAGCTGCAATCATTGTGACTGTTGCGGACATATGGACGGTCTAAGATATACCTATGCACAGAGTCGCAGGCGGTTCCTATAACGACCTCATCGATGGCTTTGAGGTCTACGCGGATTTACTATTAGAACACAAAGCTCTTGGCTTTGAGGACCCCCTTTACTTGACACCCGAGCAGCACGGAAAAGTACTGCTGCGCCTTTTTGATTTTGATTTATGTCGAAATGTTTATTCGACTAGGGGTGCCAGTATCTGGACAGACAACACCTACGAGAACCTTTCTCCCGCTGGTCGGCTGACTGAAGACAAAGATCCGTTGGACTGCATGAAGTCCAACTGGCACGCAGATTGTGTTGAGTACAAGCGTCCGGTCTCTTATTTGAGTATGAGCATGTTGGAATACGATTGCCCGGAGGGACAAGGGGACACCGTTCTTGTCAATCTAGAGGATCTGTACGAAAAATGTCCATATAAAGAGTATTTAGAAGATCTGAATCTTGCCCATCCCGCCAAGGGGGGCGTCCAGATAGACGAGAGTATCGAAGCTCAAATCCATCCAGCTTTAAGAACGCACCCTGTTACCGGTAAAACGAGTTTATGCATCTCGGACAGCCGCATGCTGCCCATAGGAGCTTCCAAAGATGCGTTGGGGAGTGGATGGGGTGCGGGCTTAGACCCCGCAGCGGGCATAGAAGGCTACGGATATATGGGTTCGGATGAACAGCCAGAATTTGTGGAATATATGCAGTGGATACACGATCAGATTAATGATCCCGAGAATCAACAGTGGTTTCGTTGGGAAGAAGGAAATTTTTTGATTTGGGATAACCGCTGTAACCTTCATTCGTTTTCCGGATGGATGGGTCCTCGCAGTTTCAACCGAGGTCTAGTGGGCATGGACGCGGTTTGGTATGGCGGTAAGCGCAAGATAGACATAATGGAAGAAGAAAACGCTTTTGAGGTTGACGAAAAAGATGAAATTCACTTTCACAGCATGTCGTCTCCGGAAGATCTAGCGGAGTCTCGTACCAAGCCGGGCGGAGGTTACGAGGATTGACCAAGCCTCCGACGATTACAACCTTCCAAGAATTCCATCTCTGGGATCAGGAGCAGTGCCAGCAGGTTCTTGACATTGCACAAAAGGGAGAAGCCCACGAAGCTCGTGTCATAGCTCAAGGGGCACAGCGGAAACCGGACATTCGATCAACCGAGAGATACAGGGTCGAAGATCTGGGAGTGCTCAATCAACTCTTAAATGCTTTTGGTGACCACAACGTGTGGGACTTCTGTACTTACTGGGGAACGGATTCACTTCCACTTGTGGAGGTCCTCCACTACAAGGAGGGCGATTTCTACAAGCCTCACACTGACTGGAGTCCGTTTTACCGGGAACGCAAATTATCTATGACCATCCAATTGTCGGACTCCCGACAATATGGGGGTGGAGAAGTTTTACTATACGACGGTCCTGAGCCATGGACTGTTACCCAAATGCAGGGTTATGCCACCGTCTGGCCGTCGTGGACTCTTCATGAGGTAAAGCCCTTGATTACGGGTGAACGCTGGGCACTGGTCGCTTGGATGCGCGGACCTGATTTCTACTAGAAAAGCGGCGACCTTTTCGGTTGAATCTAAAAGGGGTTCCAGCGTAAGCCTTCATTAGCTCGCGCTCTAGCGCATCGGTGAAAACCTGATTCTGGTAGTAGTGGGTTCTTGGCTTTAGTACGTTCTTCACTTTTTTGATTAGGGTCTTCATTCATTTCTTTCTGATCTTGTCCAACTTCAAAGATACAGGACTGAAGGCCGAACGAGCACAGGTGAGTGGTGGTCAAACGTCACCGTCAGACAATCGAAAAGTATTTTACATTTAGAGCTTCAAGCCCCCTAGGGGCAAATTTGCAGTTTTCCTGCTTTCCGCACCATCCACCAGAAGACATACCGCTATAAGGTATACTTTGTGTAGCCAAGGTCTTCGGATCTCGGCGTTAGGGAAAAAGGGCCTTTTCTCCTAATTCATCTGTAAGCCTCAAGTCTGGAGGTGACCTGTAATTTGGTCGGTGGGGGTAGGGAGGAAAGCAGCGCCCTACCCTCATCTTCCGTTATGATGGTCACCATGCCCGCCTTGATAGCTGAAGACGAAGTTGCATGGAATAACGACGGCCACAAAATCAGCTTGCGTTTAAATAAGGCTGAACTGGAAGTTGCTGAAATCGAATGTCCTCACGAGGACGACGACGAAGCCCCTTGCCGATCTGATCTGGGTTGCGTTGTTTCTTACTTCATAGCCGTTTACGGTCTGGAGTGCAACATAGGTGTTTGCGCACCAGAAGAACAGATGGAGATCTGTTGGTGCTTACAGGGTAATTTCGGCGATGTCGAAACCGGGCAACTGTGGTTCGTTCCTATCAAGGATGAGGTTTTCTACGCTTGGATGAACCAGCGTCCCACAGATGATTAACGACTTCTTAGTATCTCTTCTTTGGTGATAGCTTCGTTAGCCCATCCGGTCCCATAAGGGTTCGGAGTAATTTGAGCGTGCTTCTTTTTCCACTTGTCAATTTTTGCTTGACTTAATTTGGGCATTTCTAAATTTCTCCACTTCTTCTTCGCGTAAGCGCATGAGCTCTCCACGGGTGTAGGTGTCATGGATACTAGATTTATCGATTCTGGGTATCTTGTTAGCAGGTCGTGGATTTTGCGTCCTGACCTTTTTTTTCTCTGGAGCTGAACCCATCTCTTATCGCTTTCTTTTCCGTCTGTGTTGTGGATTAGAAGGTTTTGGTAAACCTACACGAGATGTCGCTGTGATCAAAGCGTTGTTTCCTTCGGCAGTGATAGTCCACTTGCCACCTTTCGTGGCCGTGATATATCTATTTTGAAGAAGAACCTTCGCTGATCTCGCAACTTTCGACTTATCGTCAAATTTGCCAGCAATCACCTCAAGCGTCAGAGCCGTATCGGCCTTCCCACCCATCGCTTTTATGAAACCAAGCAAACTATGGGTAGGAGATTCGATTTCAAATCCGAGTTTAGTGATCCATCCAGACTGTATGAGCATATTCGGATCTTACTAGAAGATGTCGGCAGTTCCACCGATGGGGGTCATGGGTACGGTTCCGACATCTCCGAGATCTTTTTCAGACTTTTCAGAGGTGTCCGCTGAATCCAACTGGTTTGGTGACACCTGAGACGCACTCTCTAACTTTTCGAGCAGTTCGAGCACACCAGATAAATGGGTGATATCACTATGGTTTTTGACGTTTTGTAGGTCGATTTTGTAAACATTTTTGCGGTTGACTTTTGTCTTTGTAATCAGCCCTGATTCTGCAAGGGTTTTAACAGTTTTATCGACGAGGGTTTCACTACACCCCAAATACACCGAAATCGCCCTCTGGGTGAGGGTCGGGTCTTCGATAATGGCCGCTAGTACCTTCCCAGCAGTCGACATCAAGGATACCGACTCATCTTGGTGGTATCTGAATAGCTTTGTCCGGTCAAGAACGCGCATCAAATCCTCAACGGCGGCTGATTCAACTGGCTGAGAGACGGCTTCCGCCAAAGCGTTGCGTAATTCCCTAGAAGAGAGGTTACTGCTCATAATGTACTCATCATAGCCTTGTCCGCACACGGACCCCGCCGATGTAATAACATATAAGTAGTTCGCTGCAGGCCATCATTTGGAGATTACCATGCTCAAAGACAAACTCACTGAAATACTCGAATCACCGAGCAATCAGTGGAATTGTCGAATGCCGCAGGTCTTCCGCCAACAGGATGAAGAAACCCGCATCATGCTGCGCACTGTCCTCAAGGGACCAGCATCCACCCGGTCTATCACCACTGCATTAAACGTCGAAGGACACAAGGTGTCGAGAGATGCCGTTGACCACGCCCGAAGAATCCTCAAAGGACAACTCAAATGCAGTTGTCTTCTTCTCTTGACTGAAGGTGCCTCAGAAAATGAGTGATTCCCTTAGGAAGCGCCTTGCAGCAGTCGAGGGTCAAGCCGAAATGCAGGATGCAGTCAAAAGCAAGATTGCTCCTCCCGGCTGGGAACCCGGAGTTGTCTGGGACGGCGAAAAGGGAGAACTCACCACAAATACCGTGTACGACACGGTCGGCGACTGGGATGAACTCCTAGCAGAACGAGGATTAGATCCTGCTATCTACGAAATCGTCGGCGACACAATCAGGTGGACCAGCTACGACGGCTGGAAACGAGACGCCCCCGGAGAAGAGGCGTACAGCACCATCTGCTATTCGTACAAAACGGAAATTCGTTTAAGAGCTCACGTCATTAACCAGCAACCCATTCCGGAAGACGTATATCAGGAAGTTCGAAAGGCCAAAAAGAGCAAAAAGAAGGCCCCTAAGGGAGACACTCATTTTGTCGTTGCACTGAGCGACTGGCAAATGGGCAATCGCGATGGAGGCGGAGTTGAAGAACAAGCAGAGAAGATCTCAAACCTTGTCGAAGCCATCCCAGATCGGATACAAAACCTTCGAGATAGCGGTCATAATATCGGGCATGTTGTTATCGCTGGCTTGGGTGATCTTGTCGAAGGCACCTGCGGCCATTACCCAGCCCAACAGTTCCGAATTGAAGTCGACCGACGCGAACAACTCAAACTCGTCCGGCGCGGGGTACGCGACATCATCCTTTCCACGGCCCCTACCGTAGACAAAATGACGGTGCTAGCCGTCGGCGGCAACCATGGAGAGAACCGTGGCAACGGTGGCGGCAAAGGGTTCACCACCACAGGAGACAACGACGACGTAGCCGTATTTGAGCAAATCGCAGAAATCTTTTCCGTAAACAACAAAGCATTCGGACACGTCGGATTCAAGCTGCCACTAGACCAGCTAACCCTAAGTATCGAACTCGCAGGCCACATCGTCGGATTTACCCACGGACACCTCAGCAAAGCAGGAGCAAACGCCGCGCAAGCTGTCTGGACATGGTGGTCTAAACAGGCCATGGGACGCGCCCATAAAGGTGTCGCTGATGCAGACGTGTTGATAACCGGCCACTATCACCACCTCAATGTCAAAGAACAAGAAGGTAGAGCCCTCATAATCGCCCCAAGCCTCACCAAAGTAGGAGAATACTTCCAAGACTCCATGGGAGTTAAGACCCGGCCCGGAACCCTCAACTTCACAGTTGATGCTGACGGCTGGAACAACCTGCACCTCATCAACTAATGGGCGAAGCGATTCTGGCTCTTTTCGCAGTTGCAGCAGCCTTCGGTGCATGGGCATGGTCCCTCGGACAATGGCCTAATGGGTCGTGACCCCTCAGCAGAACTACCTACACATGAAGCTTCGAGAGAGCCATGAAGAGATCGACCGACTTAAAGAAGAACTCGAAGCCAAGAATAAAGCCGCGCAGAATCCTTCAATGATTGCAAAGGCAGAGGGAGACTCCCCTACAGGGGACAACACTTACTCTCTTGGTGACTATGAGCCCTGTAAAGACATGGGAATGGACTGGTACACGAAAAGGATCATGTATCTGGTTGACCAAAACAACCATCTCACAGACCTATTAAAAGCACACGAAAACACCAGAACATAATGTCCGAGAAAAAAGACCCACCCACTAACCCACTAGCTATACACCGATACAAGTGGATGGACGAAGGAAACTGTAAAGGACAAACCCACCTCATGTTCCCCAAGGAACACAAGGATATTACTTACATAGCCGAAGCAAGAGCCCTCTGCGAAAACTGCCCCCAAAAAAAACCCTGCCTAGAATACGCCCTCGAATACCCACCTGCAGACATGCACGGAGTATGGGCCGGAATGACCTCAAGACAACTCGCAGCAGAACAAAAACGACGAGGCGTCAAACCAACAAGACCAACCCTCAGTCAAATGTGGTTTGCGTAACCACCTGCAAAATCACCGCATCATCAGGACCAAACACATCCTCGATGACCCCCTTCACCTCAGACCACTCCAACCCCCCAATACCACAACCAATCTGAGGAATATTCATAGTCTTCACCTCATTCTCCTTCATGTGATCCCGCATCTTCGCCAAAGCATCCGCCAAAAACCCCAGCTTCGCATTAGCACCCGGCTCCGCCTGAGAAAACAGGTTATACACCCAAAACGTCTCGAAATCACAAGGGAAGATGTCTCCACCCTCAAACGTCCCCTGAAGACAGGCCATCTTATAGACCTCCTTCATATCAGGAAGACGCCCAAACACATCAGCAGCCAAACCACCAATACTCCCCCGAGTATTCACACCATGACAAAAGCCATCAGCAGGCAACTCAAACAGTGAAGTCTCCTCATGATAAGTAACAGCCATAAGGATCAGCCTACCCTCAAATTACAAGTAGCACAAACCTTCATAACCCCAAACGTTTCCACCACCATGTCACACTCCACCTCACCACAAGGCTGAAGAAGGTTCTCACCCCTCAAATATGCCCGCAAATGCGCGTCAATTGTTGGCAGCTCGATTTTTGTCGTTGTAGGAGGCGGAATACCTTGTTCGTTACGCATTGTTACCCATACGCAGTATTTGATGTATTCGCTTAGGGAGAGGTTTTCTTTCTTTGCCGCTTTTAGGATTTTGTTTTTTTCTTTTCCTGTTACCCGGAGCACGATGTTGTAGAGGCGTGATGGGTATTTTGCGGGCTTGGCGTTAGCTGGCATCGCGTTCTACTAGCGTTTGGATGTATTCGGTGATGGTCATTCCGTAGGCGGCGGCTTGGTCTAGCACTGTCTGTTTGAATTCAGCAGGCACCTTCATGGTTATGGACGATTTGCCGCCGTTTGGTACGACTGGTGGCCGTCCTACGTTACGTTTCATCATCTGAATCGTTCCTTTCCACCACCGTCACACTGAACGCTGTCTCTTGCCAGCTTTCGACGTGTCTTTGGTAGGCTTCGAGCACGAATTGGCGATCGCCGTTCGTGTTCATGGAATAGGCGGAAGCCCCGAGTTCGGACATGGTGTTTTGAACACATTCGTGTTCGGATATTTCTTTCGGGAGTTTTAGTGGGACACCGGAGTGCTTGCTCCTTATAAGGTCTTGTAGATAGCTCCACATTTGTTGGGATGTTGGTGGCGGGTTTTTTATTCGGGTTTTAAAGTACTGACGCCGCAATGCCCCCGGATTCGGCATGTACTTTTGTAGGGTACAAAGAGTGGTGAGTTCTTTTCGGGTTTCTTTTTCGGGTAAATCCTGCAGGAGTGCCCACCAAGCAGCAAAGATCACCTTCTCCTCCGAAGGCAACAAATCCCGATTAAACGACGCATACACCAACCGTACCAACTGTGCCAACTCAGCCTTAGTCACCAGCTATCACCCCCGGCGTCCCGCACATAGCTTAAAAACCGCTCGACGTGGTCCTGATCCCGGAAGATCAACTCAATATCGTCGTAGCGCTTATTCTGCTTATTCCGCCCCATATGGAAATCGCTGGTTGCGCAACCGTCGACAGCAAGCTTGCATTCCTCGACCCCATAGTCGGCGATAGCACTGGCAACCTTAAGCCATCTCTTGGCATCGAGAGCTGGAACCCGCTTCTTCCCCGGACGCATCGTTGAGCACCAGTACTCATAAAGCTCTTGGACTTCGGCTTCAGGTACTTTTTCGGCTTTTGCCAGCTGCTGGCGGGTGAGCTTCGAAGGTCCTCGTGTTTTCTTAGTGGCCACGAGCTCCCCTGTGATAGTCAGCTGATCCATGGATTTCAGTATATTCATGACCATAGCTGATTTCCACCGCGTTGAAGGAAAACTAATCGGTTCCTTCTACATTTATTCAATGTAAATCCCTTTGTCCCTCTTTGGAGGGGGTCTGGGGGAACCTTTAGAAATGCCCAAACTTATTTTGGGGCAGGCTTCCGCAGAACTTGTATTTACAAGGTGTAGGTGGCTATGAAGGTGAGGTACCTCTAATTGCTCGTCCTTGACACTACATCAGTTCGCGCAGCTGCGCAAGTCAAAATATCAAAAAGTTTTCGATAGCACCGCCGAGCCCTGTATTTGCAGGCGTATGGTATTATTTATTTGACCGACCGAAGTCTCCTTTCCTTCGTCGGGCTGAATGGGGATCGAGTTCTGGGTGCTGTGTGGTTTGCAGGTGGCATCGGCGCCCGGAGCTCTCCCTTTCCACCACCGTCAGTGCGAAAAACGCACTTTGTGGAAAACTAGCTTTTCTGCAGAAGACTTTTGAGAATTATTCTCACTTCAGGGGGATGAAGAAAGTCTGATCTTCCCACATGAGGCCGATCGTGCTATAGCCGATCACGTCCATGAGGTTGTCATCTATCGATTCGTTCTCAGGTACCCCCCCGGAGCCCCGCAGCTCGGCGAGGTGCTCCAATCGAGCGACCTTGTCGTGCATTCGAATCATGAGGCCAATGCGCCCAAAGCGGGAGATGTTCTCAGTGCCGTAGTCTCGTTGTTTGCGCACGAGAAGCTGTGCCACTTCGTGGGCTGCCGCGACGGGGCTACCGGGTAGAGCTCCCCGGTCTTGAAGTACTTCGCAAGCCGAGGCAGCTAGGTATTCCCAGATCTGTTCAAAAACTGGAGAATAGGCATCTCGTGTGCCACCCCCCGGGCCTGCAGAACCCAAGTATTCATTAATCAGAAGGTCGACCTTTTGGCGAATTTGCTGAAGCTGATCGGAGTCGGAAAGTTGTTTTTCGGAGGTGCTAGCTACAGTGCTGGCAGCGGAATCTTCACTTTTTTTGGATTGTTCTGCAGCTCCGGGTGACCTGCGAAAACTGTGTAAAAGCTTGTTTTCGCACGAGTCTTCCCAAGAGCCTGCGGGGACACGCATGCCTTTTGGTCCAATCACTCGTTATGCCCTACATCTAATAACTGTTCCCATCTAGCGGGTTCAGCCGAATCGGCCAGCTGGGATGCTTGGGTAGCTAGGGAATCAAAGAACTTTTGCCATTCCTTTTCGCAGAGCTCTGGGTCGGGGTAGAGATTTTTGTAGCTTTCTACCGTCTCTTGGAGATATTCCGTCGCCACAGCAAACAAGATAACAGTTGGATTAGAGGAAGGCAAGAGAACTGGGCCGTCTTCACCAAGGGAGCTCCTCGATGCGTTTAAGCATTTAATTACACTTGTTCCGTTCGAACCGCAGAAGACAACGTCTTGTTCCTTATTGGTTGTACTGAATAGTTCGTATACAAGGACGTTGAGGAGCTCGTGCAGCTGATCTTTCTGTTCTTTTGGTAGAGAATTGATGAAATCCATCATTTGCTGCTCATCGAACTCTTCATCCATTGCTTTCCACCACCGTAGCTAGGAACTCGGGTTGCTTCACGAGATTTCTCCCACTATTGTAGACGTTATGAATCACGATCAAAGATTCCTTTTGTACATTCGGGCGCTCAACCAGTTCCGACTGCGAGAAGGACACGTCAAAGTCCCGGCAATCCATGTGGAAGTTCTGGATGAGGAAAGGCTCACTCTTGGCAATTGGGCAAACTACACCCGCCAGAGGAAACGTAGGGGAGAGCTTCCTCCTGAGAGGGTGCGTTCTTTGGAGATGTTCCCCGGTTGGGAGTGGGGACCGTTGCGTCCCGGGCCTCCCAGAAAAGAGAACAGAGACAAGAACATCAGACAAGCTCGTCTTCGAGGACAGTCCTTGTCCCAAATTGCCGACACGTTCGGCCTGAGCAGACAGAGGGTGCACCAAATTGTCACTGAAAACGCCTAATACCGAGAGCCCAGCTGCCGTTTGTTTGGGTTTCGTCTTCACGGTTCTAATACACGCGCTCGGTTTTTGGCTTTTTGCGAAGCTGCTCGACAGCTCACAGCTTGCTGAAAACTCACTTTCTTGGCACGCTGCCGCAGGGATAGCAGCCATCTACATTGCCCTCAAAATGTGGAACGTTGCCCTGTTCGGTAGGAGGAAGAACTGACGCCGGGCCGGAAACACCCGGCGCCAGTCCTTCATAAGACTGATGGGATGAAAGGCAGGAACATCCCACCAGCCGACCGTCATAGCCCTGTGTTCACCGTGAGTCGGGTTCCCATCTGGCGATACCAGACGCTCTTGAACATGTAGGGCCAGTTTCGTACTGGCTTCTCGCCACGACTCATCGCCTTGAGCGCCTTGACGCTATCTTCGACGTGTTCGTAGACCAGCACGTTGTTCCTGATGATCGTCTTGATGCATTGCATGGCCAGAGCGTCGATGAATCCAGAGTTCTTGCCACAGACACCTCCGTCAGTAATGAAGATCACCGGACTGGTTGGGCGTTGTTTTGCCTTGATGCCCCATTCCAGAGCAGGATGATCGACTCCGTTGCCTCCACCCATCTTCGGGATCTCCGCAACCATCTTGCCCTTGTGAGCAAGGATGTAGGCGTTCGTGCCCTCGTTGCCAAGATCGGAGTAGCCAAGGATTGTTGCTCCCGGTGCAGCCGACAGGATCTCTTTGATCTCTTCAACAGACAGGCTCATGGAGCCGGAGCAGTCGATTACGACTACGCCACCACGTCCATGGATCGTCCGGTCGAAGATTCGACGTTCGGGATCGGTGAGCAGCCGGTGGAGTCGGCGAGGGTGCTTACCAGTATTGGCAGGAATCCTCTTTTTGCCGATTGACCCGGGAGCGTGGATGGAGAGTTGTTGTGCGCCGATCCGTAGTTCTTCCCAGCAGGGAATCCCCTTGTAGCCACCCACCCGTTCGTGAGTGACCGACTTGAGTCGTTCCTCCCACCTCTCAAACTTCACAGGGTCCGTTACTCCGATGTTGGAGTGGCTTCTGCCTTCGACCTCATCGGCATCTTCGTCACCCTCATCAGCCTCGTCGGCCTCTGCGTCGTCTTTAGGGACGACAGCCACCGGCTCTGGTTCGGGTGGTGGTGATGCAGCTATCCTGTCGATCCATTCGGCGATGCTCTCTGTGAAGAACATGCCGTAGGGGGCGAGACCGGAGTCCTCATGGATCTCAGTGGAAGCGAGGTTGTCGTGGTTGTAGTAGTTGCCCATCTCACGTTCGGCTCTGGTAGCGATCCTCTTGAGCGCCTTGCCCCACAGCCGGTTGTTACGCCGGATGCCAGTCAGGTACTTCTTGAGCGATGCCGTGCCAGCGCAAGCGATGGTCATGTAGACAGCACCAGCCCAATCAGTGTTGGCACCGATGCGCTCGCCGTCGTAGGTCTCGCCGTCGTCAGACAGGTGTTCCTTCATGTTGAAGCCAGCCTTCTGGCACAACAGGTTCACCCGTAGTTCTTCAACGGCTTCCATGCCCTGCTTACTGGCGATGCCACGGGCAATCCACTTCGGCCATTCATCAGCCGGAGAGACTTTGGCATGCATCATCTCATGGGCACGGATGACCCGACTCATCTCTGAGTCGTCACCGGGCGAGACCATGCGCCGATTCACAATGTCGGTATGAGGCAGTCCACGCTTAGGTGGGCAATCCTCTACCTCCCAGCGACCCGGCTCCGTGTCCCCACGGGTCAGGATCTCAGGTTCGGGCGAGTGGAGAGCCATCAGACTCGCTCCACTTTCATGCCGTCCAGAATGTCCTCTGCACGATCGCCGAACACGATGGTTGCAGCCCTCTCTTCGTCATGGACCTTACGGATCTTGTCGAACGCCATCAGCGTTCTCATGGAAACCCGTCGGGAGCCAGCGTCGGCCAGCGACACGGCGATCCCACGCAGGTCACGGGAGATCCGCTGCAGAGCGTCGGGATGGGGCTGATCGATACGCACCCGAACAGGGAACCGGTCAAGTAGTGCCGGAGGCAACTCTTCCATGTTCTCAATGTTCGTCGTCATCACGGCTGAGAAACCCTGACGGGGACGGTGGATGCGATGGGTCTCAGGATGCTCCCATGAAGCGGAGTCCTCACCGTCAAGCATGGCGAGAAGGTTCGCGGCTACGTCGCCACCAGCCTTGTCGATCTCATCAGCGATGAGTCGACCGCCACGCACACCGTCGCCTTCCCACGCCTTGAGCGCGGCTCCGGCGACCCATGAGAATGAGCCGTTGGAGTTGGGCATGAATGAGCCAGTGACATCACCATTGGTCATGTCCTCTGTGCATACCATGCGGAACGCACCTGCTGACGTGTCGCCGAAGGTGAGACCAGCGAAGGTCTTGCCGGTACCCGGGGGACCGAAAAGTACGATCCGGTCGATACCAGCGTTGAGTGAATCCTCAAGTGTTTGCCAGCACTCAGGAAGTACGACGTTTCCGTCGGAGTCTGTAGTAGTCATAACTGCCTTTGTTAGTAGTAGTGATAGTGGCGTTGTTGCCACCAAGGGGAATGGTATCCGTAATAAAGCCGTGAGGCAACCTCGGATGCAACATCACCCAAATTAATCTGAGCTCTTCTTGTGGGGGTCGCGAGCCTCATAGAGCCCACGCTTGATCTTGTTGTAGTGACGGCTGGTCGCAAGCCATTTAACAACGGTCTGTGCGCCGAATCCGCTTATCTCAGCGAGTTCAGCGGTAGTGAACTGCTCGCACACATGTTGGACGGCGTGAGCTTCCAAGTCCCGCCAGCGGGCCTTCTGGTTTTTTTTGCGCTTCTCAGGTGGAGTCAGGTCGTCTTTTTCGCAGAACTTCTTGATTACCCATTCAAGTGTTCCCAGTCGAAGGCTGTAGGGATAGAGGTGAGCGTAGACCGACCCCTGCTCGCCCTTGCGAATCCACACCTGTAAGCAATACATTGCACGGTCACGTTCGGCGATGAGGTCTGCCTTTTCTTTGGGAATAGCTATAGCTGACCCATACCTCTCGATCTCTTTATCCCATGCCTTATGGTGTATACCGTTAATAGTTTCGTCGTCGAGCTTTCTCTTTAAGCTCATGTGTTGCCTTTCTGTTTACCCCTTCTGGGTTTTCCCTCGGTATTGGCAACCGTAGCCGTTATTCGAGGTCGTCACAACACTTGACAAAAGATTTGCGTAACGACTGCTAAAATGGGTACGTCCTACAAGGTTCAGGAGACACTATGAAAAAAGCAACTCAGCCAAGCCCCATGGGTGAAGGCACAGAAATGGATACGTCCGGTCACAGCGACGGCGCAGCCCCGGCGAAAGCAGAGAAGCCTGCTCCCAAAGCTGACAAGAAGTAAGCCCTTTCCACCACCGTAACCCCAAACCGAATCCTTAGCCGGATTCCCAGAGGCTACGAATCAAGTGCAAGCACCGAACCCTCGCCCCAGTTTCTCGACTGGCACAGCGGGGCTTCGGCTCTGGGGTAGCTGGTGGGAAATAGAGGAGCCCTCTAGGGGTCGACCTTTTTTACGAGGCGACCACCAGAGGGCTCTTCGTATTGGGTGTTAGGCAGAAGCTTTAGCTGTCTTCCGACGCTTGATTTCCTTACCAACCTTGAGCCAGACACCATGGGTGCCGTCGGTGTTCTTGCGGGTGGTTACCTCAAGATCCTTATGCTGTTTCTTGAGGGCGTACAAGTACGCGATGTTCTTCTTCTTGCGGTCCAACACGGCCCACTGGCCGGGATGCTCCTCACGAAGAGTTTTGATGTAGGTCTGGATAGCTCCGGCTGTTGCGTGGCGACCACGCTTCGAGTCGGGAGGGTTCTCCAGCCTTATCTTGATTGCATTCGCCATTTTTTAGTACCTCCGCAGGTGTGAGATGGCGCTGTTACTTGATGACAGGGCTGTCTTCGTTGAGAATGGTCTCAACTTGAACTTCCATGTCACTCGCTGTGGACTCTTCCACAACTTCTGTAGAAACCTCAGCTGGCGCTGGGGTTATCGAATTGGTGCTTTCCGTCCAATGGGTGCCGTAGTTGACGCTGGCAGCCGGAATCGGAGCCGGAGCAGGTATGGAAGGTACGGTAACAACTTCTGCCACCTCTTCCTCAACGATCTCTGCTACCTCTGCGACATATGGTGAAGGAATCGGCATAGGTCCAGCGATTCGCGTAGTTGTGTGGACCGTCGTAGGGACGGAAGGTTTCACGGGAGTCACGGTCTTGTTACCGGGGTCGTTATGAATAACTAAGTTTTTCAGTTCGACCCAGCGATCGCCGGAACCCTGTGCAGGAGAGACCAAGAGATCCAGATGTCCAAATCGCTGGCGTGAGCCGTCGATCCGCATCAGGAACACGAGGTCATTGACGTGGTAGTCAGCCGTTAGGCCGACGTAGGCGTCAAAGTCGATCTTTCCGTCCGCTGTGCGAGCGAACCGATCCGGGTTGGGTGTTTCAGTATCTACAAGTTTCATATGCGCCCCTCCTCAGGGGTGTGTCATTGTTTAGTATGGAGACGAGACTACAGTTAATGATTGACAGTGACAACCTGCGCTGTAAAGATTTCTAATGACAGTGATGTGATTCATTAGTACTCACACACCTGTCCGTCACAGGAGCCAAAGCTTCGGCAAAATAGGTTGTAGTTGACGCAGTCCGGCTCGGATTTGGAGCTATCCCGGGACTTCCGCCCCTTCTTGCGAACTCTCCGAAAGCCATCCATGCCGAATCTCAGGCTGGTGCCTTCCTTGCTTCTCGGACCACGGGCGATCTTTTTCGCTCTGTGGTAGACGCCTCTCGGCCAGAAGTCCATCAGTACCACGCATCCATGCCGTCGCACTCTTTGGCGACCCAGCGTAGATACCAGATGGCGAACAGAACGTCGTCAGTACGGTCATCTTTATTGAATACGAGTTGACCGCCACGCTCATTTAGAGCGGACTCCATCTGATCGGCTAGATCACGACATGCTTGAGGTGGGCGGTACCGCCCCTCAGGGTCCGTGCCATAGAAACTGGCATCGTCGTCAGCACCGTAAGGGTCTATGTTGTCGATGTTCATTGTTTTGGGGGCGTCAAGAGCGTTGATAAGCCAGTTGCCGTACTTGCCCCTGTACCAACAGTAGGTACCGAACATGCCTGTTACTGAGCCGGTTTCGGGTGGGCTGGCGTTTGTGTAGGGACAGCCACCAGCTTCGATGGTCTTGTCGCAGTCCACTGGATAGGAGTTCTCAGATTGGGTGTTGCCATTCTCGTCCTCCCAAGTGTGGGTTTTCTTTTCAATGACTGCTGTGCCTTGTTCCTTACAAGGATAAGCATGGGGCATGTTGTCTAGTCCCATAGTAAAGGTGCCTCTTTCGTTAGTAAGCCTTGTAAGTGCAAGGGTATCCGAAATGAACACCTACGACAACCCTATGGTTAGATTTGTCTGAGGTTGCGTCAGGGTGTTATTACGGATACGCTCCCACCCATGAGCAACCAACTGATTTACCACTCAGGCACCGGCACCTTCTTTGGGGCCAACGACGGCGCTTACTTCATTGACATTGACATACTCGATGACGATGAGCGTGAAGAGGTCTACGAAGAGATCGAAGCTTGCGGTGAAATACCGTGGGAGACGGTGGAGAAGATTGCGATACCCATTGCCACATGGGTGCTTTCCACCACCGTCGATGTAAGCACAGCGTAATACTTACACCTTGTTTGGCACATTCTTCGGTGAGATTTGGGAAACCCGAGGCGGGGCTGTGCCAGCTGCGCTGTCGAAGTTCGAAGAAATCGCTCGACCTGTCAAGAAATCTCTATGGAAAGTGAGGGAGTGTCCCTTATTACGGATACGCTCTGGTTATGGATGAGAACAGAGAACACCACAGCATTATTCACGAGGTCGATGGCGGCGTTATTAGCGTCGGCACCACCTACTACGAGTCAGGGCACTACGTCACGATCTGTCCGCACGATGATGCGACCACTTCTGACGTGAGCTACATCGCGCTGGATGGTGGGTACAAAACAGCCTCAGTTCATTGGGGCAACGCAACCTACCGCTATGACGACATAGACGCCTTCTGGGCGTTGTCGATCTTCGCAGCGACGCTCTCTGTCGGCAAGACCGCTAACGCCATCAAAAAGACAGGCACCTTGGTTCACACAACGGAGCACGCAGCAGCATGAGCATGACCGGATATGACGCATGGCTGGAAAGCCCGTACACGGCGGCAGCGTGCGAGAACTGCGACGACGAGGGCTGCCGTTTCTGCGACAAGGAAATGGCCCACGACTACCTCTCCACCGACCCGAGGATCTGACGTGACGTGGAACCACGCCTACCTACTCGCCTTCGCAGTTCCGCTGTGCGAGGAAGAGGACGGGTACGCCACGCTGGAAAGCCCCGACGGGCAAGCCCGAATCCTGACCGCCCTGAAAGAGCGGGTAGCCCAGTTGGATCAAGACAGGGACGAACTCGTAGAAGCTCTTGACGTGAATGACAGTTACGACGAAGAGGAGTGAACATGATTCCGCATTGGACCGACCCGCCCCCGAATGAGCGCAAGCGCGACGACGGGGCTGTGTTCCAGCTCGGCGATTTGGTGAAAGTCAAGGATCAAGAGATCCACGGCAAGATCGTGCGCTGGGACGGCGGCAAGGCTGTCGTTCTGGACGACGACGCTGCCGACTGGATGGAGGACGACGACGACGGAACGCTGGTGTTCTCTCTGAGCGAGCTGGTGAAGTGGTGAAAAGTTATCCACAGATGTCAAATAATGTAGTGATTGTCGTTTATTACGGATACGATTCGGTACATGGATGAAACCACTACTGCGGTTATCGCAGACGTAATCATTGAGGACAGCGCCCATAGGCGTATCGAACTTGATGATGGCCACTTGGATCTCTACATGAACAAGTGGACTGACGGTTCCTTCAACTTCAAGATTGAAGGCAACGGAACCTCCTCTTGTGTTGACAGGATTCAGGCGCTCCCCGACAACACCATTGTCGTTGTCTGGAGTGGCAAGGCTTACACCTACGAGGTTAAGGACAGCGTTCTTGTTCTAGCCGAGTTCCTGCTTCACCTGTCGTTGGGCAAGACGGCCAACTGGGTCAAGAAGAACAACATCATGCCCATTGAGGTGCAGGAAGCTCTAAAGTCATGATCGCCTGCCCACGATGCGGGAAGAACGCTTTGGAGGAGGAACGCCCTGCTCTGAACGCTCTCAGTCGCACGACCAGAACGTCGGAGGACACTCCCGTCTACGTCTGCTCTCCCTGTGGGACAGACGAGGCGATGCAGGACTGGCTCCAAGGAGGCGCCACTCCCCAAGAGGATTGGCCGATGGACGGATTCGCCGTGCCAGACATGGTGGAGTCGATCCAGAGGGCAACCGATCTTGCCATTACGGAGAAGCTGGAGGAGTTGCTGTGACCTCCACGGAGGTGCCCACACACGACTGGGTGACGCTCACCAAACTCGCAGAAAACCTGACCGACGAGAATGTGATCGTGGGTTAGTGTGCGGGGCTATCAGCTGTCTTCAGCGTTGAGCCGAGCTCCCTCCTTAGGGGATGGTTGCGCATCGAAACCGAACACGGGCATCTGTACGCAACGGATAAAGACGAGTTTGAAGTTCTTGACCACGCTCACTACACAGCTTGGGCGGGTGAAGAACCCAAATTGATTGCTGTTGATTACAACGCATAGGTTGTAAGCGACACCTATTACAGTTACGCTCTTATTCAGGAGGTACTACTACTAATGAGCGAACCAACTATTACCGTAGAGGGGTGTGCATCCCCATGCCGATCCAGCATCAATTTGGATGATGGTCGGTACCTAGACATCAACATTACCCATGAGGGTGTCATCATGGATGTGTACCTGCGAGGGTTCACGCCGGAAACGGACACCCATCTGGGCACAGTCGGCATGACCTTTGAGGAGTGGGCGGACTGGACATTCTGATCCCGGCTTTGGAGTCGCACCGTGATTGCGCAAGGCAGGGTCTGTGATGGCAACGATACACACGGACACGATGGCCGGGATGCTGGCAAGGGTGCGGGAATCTTCCGGCAACCTTGCGGACCAGCAGATCTGGGCGACAGATGAGGAGCGGGATGCGTTCCGGCAGGGCATGAACGCTACGTGGCACATGGTCACATATGGGGTGGCGGCGTCAATGGTGGCGGATCATCCCCGGTGGGACCGGGACCGGTTCTACGATCTGGCAGACGGGGTGGACCACGCGTAGCAACCTGACCAATCTGACCGACAAGGAAGGGAAGATTATGGGCACTGACCACACGGTAGACATTCTGGAATTTAGGGGGGGATTGGAACGAGATCTCCGGGAAGTGCTTGATGCCATGAAGGCCTTGCATGGGTATGACGAGCGGCTGATCGAAGAGCAGAGGCTGCATGACATGTTTCTGGAGGTGCTGACGTGGAGGGGCGACGATTTTCGGAACAAGGCCGAATTGGTTCTGACGGTCGGCGGTCCCACCGTTCGCGTTGAGTGGGATTCTCGCTGGTCGTCGGAGCATAGTGGGGCTACGCTCACCCATTCGTGGGGTACTCAGTGGGGCGTGGAGCGTACTAGCGTGGAGATGTCGGGCGATCTGGTCGATGAGGTTTTGCAGGCTTTGGGCGTGTGGGTTTGACGCCCTGAGGTTTCCCCCGGGTAGTCCATCTTCGGAGCGTGGCCGGAGCGGGGACGATAGTAAGTCAACCAACTAGAGAGGGATACACGCTATGGAAAACGTAAGCGAGCAAGTAGCGGAGATACTGCTGGAGGTGCTGCTAGACGCCAGCACCGGCAAGGCTCCGAACATGGATCTAGGGACGGTGCACCTAGACCTTGCCGAGTGGGCGGACGATATTCTGTCCTCCGACGTGATCACCATGATCAACAAGTCATGAGGACTGACCCAGAACGCCGACTGGAGTGGCGATCAGCACCGGCATTGAGGGACTACATCAAGCGCCCCTACTTCTGCCCGTTCTGCGAGCACCCGGTCATCGAGGCCACGAAGTTGGAAGCCTTCGAGAACATGGTGTACCAATGGGTGCGCTGCCCTGAGTGCGAGACAGAGTGGCACGACCTGTTCGAGCTGTACGGCATTGAGGAAGTGGTGGCAGGTAAGTGAGAGTTCGGGTCTACTGGAATCTTCACAAGGACTGTTATTCCGTGCTTGATTGGGAGCCCCGCTCTCGCAAGAAGGGCAGACTGGTTTGCCATTTGAGCGAGCTGATGTTGAAAGACGCAAAGTTCGTTGTTCAACTGTCCGGGAATAAAAGAGTTCGCGGTGAAAAGCGCAAAAACGTACATGCGTTTATCGAAGGCGATTGGTACGAGTATTCAGCGCGCAGCACCTTTGCGATGATGGGCAGAGTAAGGTACAACCCGTATCAGGACACAGCCTTTGTCTTGACTCAGGATGGGCAAGAGGTTGAGCTAGCTAGTGAGGTACATCTCTCGACTTGCGTGACCTATTCTGTTGAAAAGGTAGGTCCGCAGGTGTTAGTCCCCCTCTATTGAGCCCTTTCCTCCACCGTAACGAGTTAGAAGCGCTGTTGTGATGAGCGCTTGTTCGTGGTGAGTTCTGCTGGTTAGCTGCCGATCCGGGGCTTCGCCTTCCGGGGCGTGAACTCGGATGATTTCGTCAGTCCAAAGGTCAATCGTGTAGAACGTGCCTGCGTTCTCGAAGATGGCGACATCAGAGCCGACGCCTTCTGCCTCTATCTGCCCCTTGGACCGGTACACAGCCCCGATGGGGAGCCCGCCGTATTTGGCATCGCTCCACCAGACAACTCGACTACCGGGTGGGATGAACCCTCCCAGTTCTTCCTGTGTGTACGTTTTTACCACAGCTGTGATGCTTTCCAATCTACGACGGTTTTTCCATCGTAGTCGATCCAGACATGCCCGAATACCTCGTACTCGGCAGGACTTTCTAGGGTTTGTCTGTAGGTGCATCGTGTCTCAAGGTGGTAGCCCCAAGTCCAGCCACGCCACGGGTGGGTACCCTCGTCGAAGTCGCCAAGATCTTCGTTTAGATCCTCGCACTCGGAGGAGGGGTCGTAACCGTCTGCCTGTGCGGCAGCTTCTTGGACTGCTTCTTCTAGTCCATCTGGTATGACAAGTGTTTCGCTCATAATGGCATCCTATCGGTAATAACTAATAACGTCTACCTAATAATAAAGATTGTTCAAATGTTGTGTCACGTTGCCTTTACGGCTAGATTCCCATTATGAAGCAAAGCATACCCACTTGCACGATCTGCGGAGGATCGGGAGCCGGTTACGAGTTTCCACTATTCCCCCGTTGCTCTGACAAGACATTCGGCGCAATCTGCGCTGAGTGCGACCATGAGCGAGCCAACGAATACGGACTCGCCCGACCCGGGAGGCACACACGGTGATTGCGTTTTTCCTATTGGGGGTAGTTCTCTACCTCTGTTCCGACAAACATCCGTGGGGCGTCTGATGACGCCGCAGAAAGGCGACCGAGTTCGCCTTATCCACACATCCGACTTCGCAACAAAGCTTCAGGCCGGGGCTATGGGCACGGTTCGCAAGTTCCGAGAGAACGTCATGGATGAATACGACCAACTACACGTTGACTGGGACGATGGTTCAGGGCTATCCTTGATTCCAGAGTCAGGCGACAGATGGGAGATCGTCCAGTGAAGTGTGGTTTTTGTGGGTTGCCCTGCCGCCCCGAAGAAGGGGACGTGGAAGTCCCGGTTCCGAACGACCTGAAAACGATGTGGGTGCACAAGGTGTGCCACATGCAGTTTCTCTCTGATCGTTGGTCAGACGAGGTTGACCGTCGATTAGACAACACAGTTGCTACGGGTTGAGAGGGCTTTCCTCCACCGTAAGAAGAAGCGCGTGTTATGTCAATGAATCATTTACCCGACCAGTTTGTCTGTGTCCAATGCGGTAGCCCCGTTACGAAGTCCAGCTCTAACACGCTTCGTTTGATTAGGGGTTGGGTGAAGGGTGAGGGCAAGTCTATTCAGTATGTGGAAAACGACGAATACAAATACCTTCACGATTGGTGTTTGCGGGGCTACCGGGACGGTGGTCCAGAAACCATGAGCCTTTTCGAGTAAGGCGCGTTGCCCTTATACCTTATTACGGGTAGGGTTGCATTACCTACTAGATGAGGGAAAGGGGGTGTTACTTATGCCAAATCCACGCGACGATAGCGAGTTCGATAGCTCCGACGATGATGGCGGGGCTGCCTTCTCTTCTGAGGAGGCGCGGGGCGACTTCTACTACGACATGTGGGATGCCGACCCCGACATGGTCGGTTCGGGTATCTGCTGACCCCAGTTGACCTTCGCCTTCGGGCGGGGGTCTCCTGTAGCCCCGAAGTTAAGCCCGCTCCGGAGCGAAGCGTCAAGCGGGGCTGCCCGCATTCGCAACGCTGCCGACTATCTGGAAGCTCGGTGAGTTGCCCAAGGTTGCGTATGGTGGGCTTTAACGTTAGCCTGTTATCACAAGCGAGACTGGAGTCTTGCAAGGACTACACAAGGAGTGTATCGAATGAGTCAGATTCTGACTGATAAACCCACTTGGGCGAAGACGGTTGATCCGTTGGGTCGCCCGTGCAAATACCCGTGGCACAAATGGTTCGACGGACAGACCCACCTGCTGGTGCGTCAACCAAAGCGCTCTCTGAGCGGCGGCTACACCCATGGCGACTATGAGACTGAAAGCCGGTTCTTTCGCCATACTGTCATCAGGGCAGCCGAAAAGCGCAACAAGAACGTCGAAGTGATCTGGCGTAACGGTCACAACTTCGAAGACGGTTGTGACCGGATGATCGTGACCGCCCAAGACATCGCGCCTCTTGACACGCAGCTCTACACCTGATTACTACTATCACGATAGGGGAAATGACCGATGAGTGAACTGGCACCAATGGAGGGACCGGGATTCGTCTCATGCCGCAAATGCGGCGACGACATGGTCTACTCCCCCAGCATGGAGCCCATCAAGACCGAGACTGGTCGCAACCGGGTCATGTGTGTACCCTGCATCTACGCCATGCTGTAGACTGGTAACACGGCGAGCCGGTCAACTTCTCGGAGTCGATCAAAGGGAACCCTCACTTCGGTGGGGGTTTTCTGCTTTTTGGTGAGCTGCAGCTGGAAGCCCCGTTCGGGGATGTCTTCTTGATTTGTTGTAGACTGTAAGACATGAGCGACACACCAGATCCAGACGATAACGATATGACCCGAGAGGACAACTCTCGACCGATTACTTCTCCGGCGCCGCCTGTCGAACCGCCCAGCCCTGTGCCTCCTTCTGCCTGAGCTGCAGATCAGAGCCCCGCTCTTCGTGTAAAATGATTACATGAGTAATGAAGGGGAGGAGAGCTCACCCGACGAACCCATCGGTAAAACCGAAGCCGAACTGAATGGCTTGGGTCGTCAAATGACGGTAGGTGAAAGGATCGTCAAAGCGGTGATGGGGCAAAGACCCCGATGTGCTGGCTGCCGCAAATAGCGGGACTCAGCGAGGAGCTCCTCAAACACGTTGTCGTTGTCAGTTATAAAGGATAAGATTGTCGCTATGAGGAAGAAGGACCGTACCCCGATTGGCAAGACCAGTCGCCGCATCGCCAAGGAGGACTTGAAGTCCATCCGACGGGCGAGCCGCGACGCACAGGTCAACGCCCTGCGAGAAGGCCGGAAGTGCCGTGCCGCAACATTCGTTGATCGCAAAAAAGAGGGGAATCGAACCATCTGCCGAGACAAGATCCGGTACTGGACTGGCTAAGACAACTGTTACTTCATTACCTCAACGTAACGACGGGAAGAGTCCCGCATAACACTGAGGAGAAATCAAATGGAGTTCAACATAACCCTTGACTTACACAGCGGATGGGTACTAATCTGCGTAGCAGGACTACTATCAGCCACCGCATTTATTTTGTGGCATCGCAAGAAGGGGAGTGGGAAATATAAATGACCACATCAACCGGTTCAGAGAGTTCATCCGAAACAACCGTTGGCTCTAAACGGGAGCTAGCGGAACGGGGCTGCCAAGAGCTCAACCCGGGGGCACTGTTTATGGATGGGCTTGATGACGCCATTCTGGGTATTGGAAACCAATATTCCAAACCTCCCGTAGTGGTCTACGACGAAGGTCGCATCCTGAACGTGTTGATGGATGAACAGGGCATGTCCCATGACGAAGCGTGGGAATGGTATTCGTTCAACATCGCTGGGGCATGGATCGGCGAGAACACGCCAATCATTATGGCAGGACTTCACTCGTTGGAGGAGTTGTAAGTGTCATAATGAGTTTATGACTGACTCATCCACCACCGTACTAAGAAGTGGGGTAATTCCTGACGTGGTTGATGACGATTTGGACTTTTGGGATAACCAAATCGTCATGGTTGAAGCCGGGGCTTTGGAGCTCAAAGGTCTTCTTGACGAGGATTTAGCTGGGCTCTAGTAATAACGGTTATTATCGTTGACTGACGAGTCAGTCAGGTGAGGGAAAACCCAGATCCTCCTCAAAATCTTGCAAAAGTGATCAGCGGGGCTGCGTTTGCAGTCTACTGCACTAGATCAAAAGAAAGTCAAGAGATGTTGCGTAAGAGGTTGCGTTGACCTTTCTTATCGGCTAGGGTTGCTCCTATGAGCGACACACTGCTACGGACTACTAACTGGGAAGGCTATGACTCTCTGACGGAAGATCAGAAAGTCCGGTACAACCAGTTCAAGTTCGTCGCCAACTTGCGGCTAGCCATCTGGCAGAAGTCGCCCGAAGAAGGGTGCTGACATGGGCATGGATATCTACGGCAAAGAGCCGACAAACGAGACTGGCGAACACTTCCGCCGGAACGTCTGGGGATGGCGACCACTCTGGGAGTGCGTTGAAGCGCTCGTCCCCGATGTCGCCACGAAAGTCGAGTCGCCACACACAAACGACGGCGACGGACTGGGAGCCATAGACGCTGCCGCTCTTGGCTATGCGCTGCACAACGCAGTCGAAAAGGGCAAGGCGTTGCAATGGATCGAGGAGTTTCGAGCCGCACAAGCCGACCTTCCGCTGGAAGAGTGCCAGTTCTGCGACTCAACTGGCATCCGCACCGATGAGGTCGGGATGAACGCCGGACAGCACGACAAGAAGTTAGACGACGAAGTAGCCATCATCGTCGGACGAGAGTTCGGCTGGTGCAACGGCTGCAACGGACTGGGGAAGCAAGAGTCCATCTGGACTTCATACGGAGTCGAAGAGGGATGCGTAACAGAGTTCGCAGACTTTCTCATTCACTCAGGTGGATTCGAGATCTGCTAACAGAACGGAAAGACATGAAGACTGAACTGAAGACCAAAGCAGAAGATCAACCGAAGCGACCCGAAGCATGGGCGTGGGCAGAGCGCGAGGTAACCCGACAGGGAGCCCCGGGCTTAGCTCCGCAGTTCATTCAAGCTTGGGATTACTCACGGAATAACTTTTTCATGAGCGACCACATGGATCTGGAACGTCAGATCGTGTATGTCAACATGATGGTGACCGACGAGTGGGACAATTCCAAGCGAGATCTGCGTCATCAGGGCTACAGGACTACACCCGTGGTGTTTTCCAACGGCAACGATGGCGCTGACTGGCGAGAGATCCCTCGCCTCGTGAACCAGTTGTGCAAAAGTCATCTGTTCTGGGATGGAAGAATCGAGGAGTTCTGTATTGAGTTCCTACGGATTCATCCCTTCGCAGACGGAAATGGTCGGACTGCAGCGATTCTCCTGAATCGGAGGACACACCATCGAGACTTCATTTGTGTCCCCACTGTTGACGGATGGATCGAAGACGCTAAGGTCTAACCATGAATTTGGGGCGCAGCCGCCGCCAGTACATCGTGCTGGGATACAACGAATACAACAGTGAGTCCCACAATTGGTACATCACTGACAACCTGCAAGAAGCCTTGTCTCTCAAATCAAAATGGGAGACAAGGTTTCTTCAGGTTCAGATTCGCTGGATTGGCGATGTCGTGAACAACCCACTAGCGAACGAAGCGGACAGGATTGACCTTGGCTGACGCCGACCTGTTCCTCTTCGACAGCAGAGAACTGGCGATCGACTTCCCGTATGTCGCAGAACAGGTGGCAGAGGTCAAACAGATCGCTGGCGCAAAGTGGGATAGGCGCAACAAACTGTGGCGCTTCCCAATGTCTGCGGTAACTGAAGTACGGGACTTCGCTGCAGCTCACGGTTACACGATTTCGAATGAGGTGTTGCTGTTCAATCCGCCCAAGCACAAGAACGACGGATCGTCGGTGACATTGGGGATAGACGGCTACATCCACATGGCGTTCGGGTATGACCGTGTGAAGATCGAGTCGGTCAAGCAGATCCCCGGCGTCACATGGGATGACAAGACGATGGCGTGGAGAGCGCCGTTGACTTCGGTTGAGGAGGCGCTGAGATGGGCGGAAATCTTCGGAATCCCTGTTCACCCCGAGGTGCAGGTCGAGGGAGAGTCGGTCAAAGCGCAACTGGGGGCACTTCTCGATGCAAGTCGGGCTACTGATGCTGAACTAGAGGTAGCGGGGCTCCAAGCTGAGCTCTTCCCGTATCAGAAGGCGGGGATCAACTATGCGGTCGCAGCGGAACGATGTTTCATCGCAGATGAGATGGGACTCGGCAAGACCCTGCAGGGGATAGCGGCGTTGGAAATTTTGCACGCTTATCCGGCAGTGGTCGTATGCCCCCCCAACCTTGTTCTGAACTGGGAGAGCGAGTATTCCCGCTTTTTGCCGCATCGGACTACTGCGGTGGTGGCGAATCGCAAAGAATTCCCTACGGACTATGAGGTAGTCATTGTAGGTTATAGCAACACTAACACATGGGTGAGGGAGTTGTCAAGGCACAATGGCTACATATTCGATGAAAGCCACTACGCCAAAACCAAGACCTCGCAGCGGACAAAGGCTTGCAAGAAGATAGCTAAGAGCTCCCCGGAGGCCCCGGTCTTCATGCTCACCGGTACGCCCATCACGAACAGGCCCATGGAATACGCAGCCCAACTGGACATCATCGGACAGATCGACAAGTTTGGGGGAGAGTGGGGCTTTTACCGACGATATTGCGGAGCATTCAAGGACAAGTGGGGCCAGTGGCATCTGGAGGGACACTCCAACCTTGATGAACTCAACGATAAGTTGCGATCCACCTGCTACATCCGTCGTACCAAGGACGAGGTAATGAAAGAGTTGCCTCCCGTTCTGCACGATCCGGTTGTTGTTGACGGGACTGTCGCAGCTATGAAGGAGTACAAGAAGGCTGAGGCTGACATCGTTCAGTACCTCGTTGATCGAGCGAAGGCAATAGCCCGAGAGTTGGGTGAACCCGTGGGGTCAGCAGCCGTTCGGGCACGCTTCCGTGCTGAATCGAACCAGCATCTTGTGAAGTTGTCGATTCTGAGGAGACTGGCAGCGAAGGCCAAGATGCCTCACGTCGAAGAGTGGATTACGCAGAGGGTAGAAGAAGGTCGAAAAGTCGTGGTTGCTGCGCACCACAGGGACATCGTGGATGAGATTGCCAACCGACACGGAGGGCTCAAGATCCAAGGAGGGATGTCGGTCGAAGCGGTTGAAGCAGCGAAGCGGCGTTTCCAAGACGAACCAGTCGAAGAAGCTCCGGTGATCGTGTTGAGCATCCAAGCAGCAAAGACGGGTCACACACTGACGGCAGCACAGGACATCTTGTTCGTTGAGCAACCGTGGACGCCTGCCGATGTTGACCAAACCTACTCACGGCTACACCGCATCGGACAGCAGGGTTCGGTGACGGCGACGTACATGCTGGCCTCCAACACGGTGGATCAAGACATCTATGACCTGATTGAAGCGAAGCGAGCGGTCGTGGATCTGGCAACCGAAGGAGAACTTGGGGAGCTAGAGCTAGCGAGTCCCGCTGCATCCCTTGTGGAAAACCTGTTGAATCAAAATATTGTTGCCTGACGGCGTTGTGTTGTCTGTCCATAACCGATAGGGTTGCGCTTGTGGGTACAGAACTGACTCCCAGACTGAAACTGGCGATCGGCAGAGACACTGCTGCCCTGCGAGAGTGGGTCAACAGCGAGCTAGGTCGCATGTATCTGGACTGGTGGATGCTTCAAGTTGACCAGACGGGTCAGTGGGCGGCATCACGGACGGGTGTAGGCACAGGCATACAGCCCGTTGTCGATCAGTTTGAACAGGCAAGATCGTTGGTCGATGAAATCTTCAAGCCGCAGGCAACGATGGGAGGGCTCACCTCAGGATGGGACCTTCCTACAAGTGCGGTACACGCAGGCACCGGGATCGTTGGACCCGAAGGCGAGATTTGCGGTGGACTGGCTAGTTCTATCGTCAGGAGTGCCATTCGGTCATACAACAAGGCCGTGCACGGACGCATGTATTACGTCACTCCCGAAATGGGAGATCAGGCAGCCCGACGGATGGTCCGTCGAACCGAAGCGTTTATCGAGCCCCATGAGTTGGTGACCCCAACGGGCATCGTGTGGTTACCCGTAACGGATGACATGAACTTCCAACAACAGGACGTAGCCCCCACTGGGCAGCAAGAGATCACACCTGCTATCGCATGGAACCTAGACGGGAACAAGATCACGATCTTCTGGATCTGCGATGCTGGATGGAACCACGCAAGCAACTCGATCAAATGGTTAGCGGGTGAAGGGTTCTGGTCGAACAGCGAGTTCGACAATGGCTCGATGTTGACGAGCAATAAGGTCATTCCGCCCCAGCCGCCACTGGCGGGCACCAGCGAGTTTGCACAGATCATGGACTTGGCGACCAATCACGCCGAACTGTGGCAGATAATGATGAACGAAGCTCAGGAGTCATACAAGTATGGTCCGAGCCTCGATGACAGTGAGGACCAGAACCACAACTATCGAGGTAGCAGCGGACCCCAGCGTTTGATTCCGTACCACTTCTGGTCGCCACGGATGAACACGTTTGATGTGGACTCTGCACCCAAAGACGGTAGGAGTTTCAGTCCTACCGGTGAGGCAAACGTGCCACTGTTGCGCCCAGACCAGCCCGGCGCTCCTTCACCGGACGAGTTCGGTGCAGGCCACGAACTGTGGTGGAACGAGAACGGCAAGTCGACACTGGTGCCGTTTCCGCATGAGCCGGAGACAGAGCAAGAAACCGCTGATCGGACTGCCGACCAGTGGACGATGATTGCTTTCGCCTGCGAGGTCATCCGGATGTTGGGCGAGGACTACCTGTACGCAGAAGATGTTTACCCGTCCGAAGGCGCTCCTCGCGATGTTCAACGAGGGCTCAAGAAGCGGGGAATCGCTAAAGACACTGCTCTCCGTGTCTACACATTGCGTAAGCCCGTAGAAGAGGGACTGCGTCGTGAAGGCCGGTACCTGAGCCGTGGTCCATTGACGACTCGTCATCATCGGATGAGCCATTGGAGAGGTAATCAGGGCAAGGCGGGCGACCGCACCTGTAGGCATGTGTACCGTCCCCATAAGGACGAGTACGACTGGCGCATCTGCGATGAGTGTGGCCGAGTTGAGCATCGGGTCATAGACACTGACGTTGGACCGGAACATGCGCCATTTATCAAAGATCGATCGATTGGAGTGTTGCGACGATGAAGGACCGCACCGTGGACAACCGTGTCTGGAGCATCTCGCACCAGCCTGCATGCCCAGTGCCGGAGCATCTTGACGACACACCCGAAGATTGCCTGTTCGATGAGGAGGAAGCATGACTCCGAATGATTGGTACCGATGCGACAGGTGTGACACGCCAACCCGACCAGAGTTCTTGGACATGCCAGAGTTCGTAACCCAGTTGCGGGGCGGGCTACACCTCCAAGTTATTGGCTATGACGGTGGGTTTTACGACTCGCTGTCTTTCATGGGGAAACCACTCGTGACGCTTCACCTGTGCCACGACTGTTGCTTGTGGCTGGTTAGAGAGATCCCGAAGTTGACCGAAGAGTCGAAGGGTGGACACCCAGTTGACTTGATGGACTCAACCGACGAGAATCCGTGTTGTGAGTTTGCATGGACGATGAAGACGACACCTCGTGAGTATCCGGTGAAGAAGATTGGAGCCGATTGGCCCGATCCTCCAAGCCTTGAAATCGTGAACAGCGACCCATTTATGAACGGAGAAACCCATGGGTTCGATGGCAAAAACCAGTAATAGACAGTCGACGCCTTGTTGCTGCGGCAAGTACACGTTCCCGACGTTTGAGTTGGAAACCTTGGATTGGTCGTGGGAACCAATAACAGATGACGACGGTGTGCATGAGCGGGATAGGTGCTTGTCGGGGTTGCGGGACGACGCAATGGACGACGTTGTGCGGCCATCCGATGTAGTCGAAGAATGCCGCTGCCAAGACCGTCCGTCTGGTAGCGCAGATCCAGTTGGGCGTTCATTCGATGAGGTCGAAGGATCGCCCAAGAATGATGTCACGTTGTCCCGCCGCCAAGCGGAGGATCTGTTGGAGATTCTTGGCGAGTTTCGGAGCCAACATCTGCGGGAGGCAGCATGGAGGCGACACTCATGGATGATTTTGGCCGGTTCAAACCGGACATCAAAGAGGCGCGGCGCAACGGATTACCCGCAGTTCGACTTCCAGCGCCGCATGTTGGCCAACTTGGATGAGATTGAGACTCAGGTTTATCAGAGTATGCAGGGTTTATCAGAATGAAAGAAAGGTTGCTGTAACGATGCCAAGTGAAAGAAAACCTCCACCCATCGATACGGGTTACGGCGTGGCAGATGAGGACATGACCTACGGCGTTGAGGATTCAGTGACTGAATCGTTTTGTGACCCCAACGGTGAGGAATGCGACAAATGCAGCGGCCACGCGCACGACCCGTGCCACACATGGCGGCGGGCGAGAGTGACCGAGGAGTTTGGTGTCAGTGCCGTGTGGACGCACTGTGTTGTGTGTCGGCGGTTGCGGCTGCAAACCAAGGAGGACGACCAGTGAGTGACTCGGAGATGGTGCCGTTGTCTACTGCTGACCGACGACTGATCGTGTCCGCTCTGTGGTGGGTGCGACAGATACAACCGACAGCCCCGATGGCTGTTGAGATGGAGGCTCTAATGGGCCGACTGGAGGCAGCAGATGAGTGACCTGACACCTGTGGCGCATGTGGCTCTCTCTGGTGGATCGTTTTATGTGTACGAGGGTGTGGCCAAACTGGATAAGGCAGCGGGCGACAGTGGATGAGGTAGCGATTTACTATCGCAAAGACCCAAGCTGGATGGCGAAGACGCCTCTGAACCCACCCGTCGAACACAGTCCTTATTCGTTGGTTGAGGTTTTTCACGAAGAGATAGCGAACGTCGCCATTATCGCTAACGTGCCCGAATGGCAGGACTACTACTTTAGGAAGCTTCAGAACATCGAACGTGGCGACCTACCCGAGAAGTTGGGCATTCGCTCGATGATGCATGGTGACATCATCACCCTCATCGGTAAGAGTGAACGCCGAGCATGGCAGTGCGAGATGATTGGATGGAGAGAGATCCGTCCTGAGTGGTTGGTCAATGGTGATCTTCCGCATCCATCTCCTGCGCTAGTCTCGTTGAATGCGAAAGAAACGTAAGAAGACGCAACAACATGTAAGGAACAGGGCCAAGTTGAGTCCTGCTAAAGCGAAGCGTCGTGCCTTGCGTAAGAAAGAAGCCGATGCTAGACGCAAGGCTTACTACGAAGAGTTGATTACCGTCAACAAGATAGGAACGAACAAGTGAACAGCGGGGCTGAAGAGCTCGACGATGACGAGGTGGTGACTGAGTGGGTCACTCCGTTTGGGAAGGTGACTCTCGATCCGAAACAGGGGACGACGAAGACCGAGTATTTCGATGTGAAGCCACGGTCAATCGGGTTGAGAAAGAAATACCGCAAGTTCTAAAGAAAAAGCGTCATAAAGGTTGGCAGTAGTCGCAATAACGACTAGGTTGTTTGTTGTAAGGCAAATCAACCCATGGAAGGGGTTTAAATGGAAACCGAAGCAAGGCCAAGAGTCCGCATGAAGGGAACACTGACCGGAACCGAAGTTGTGGGTAACTACCTACACCTCTGGTTCGCCAGTCCTGACGGCGACTCGTCCGATTCGCAGATCTTTCGAATGCGCTGTGTCGATGAGGTACAAGCCAAGTTCATCGAAGATCAGCACCGTTCTGTCTGGGGCATCTAGGAACCCCTTCCCCCCTCATCCACCTAGGGGTCACGGACGGGTTAGCGGCTCCACTCTCAGGCTACGGCTTGGGGGTGGGGCCGCTTTCTTTTTGCTGTAGCAACTCTTCTAACGTGAGCTCCTCCGGGGGAGTCCCGCATGGGTAGCTAGAAGCGTGATGCCGAGCAAGGATTCCGCATTTCGAACACTCGGTAACTTTGAGGGCAGAGTTGTTGACCTCGTTGAATCGGTCGGCGAGACGAACGGTTCTCCAGCTGTGCGATTGCGTGTTGTCTTTTGCTTCTTCAGGGGTACCCGTGAACGTTGGAACCAGACGAGTAAGTTTTCCCCAGAAGTGGGACACTACTCAGTCTCGGGTTCGACAGGTTGGGGAGCGTTGTTCTCTTCGAAGATCTCATCGACAATCAGCTTGGCGTAGCGTTTCCGAAGTCGCCAAATCTTCTTGTTCATCTCGTACATGGCCTTGGTGTCACGAGCTTTATGGGTGACTTGCGGGTCAAAGACGCCGAACTTGTCGAACATGGCGTTCTCCAGATCCGGGGCTTCTAGCAAGATGTCAGAGATCCACCCGCCAGTTTCGTCGATTTTGATCATCATCTCTGCGAGTCCTTCGGGTCCGAATTCTGAGTGAACCCGTTGGACAAGGGTTGAGCAGAGGTGTGAGCGATACACCTGCTCGATACGCATAGTGCCCGACATGAAGTCGCCAAGGAACTCAATTAGCTCCTGACGGCTAACTTCGCCGGTATCCGAACTCGATTCTCCGCCTTCGATTTCATCAGACATACCAGTCCCTTCCTTTCGACAAGCGCAGCCTCCCCTATTGTGCCATGCGGGGATGCTCTAAAGAGACAGTAGGTATTCTTCTGCAGCCGATTTCTTACTCGACACCCATGAATTGTGGGTCATTGAGGCCAGTGCACGGTCCTTGGGTTCGGCGTCACGGGTGTGGTCGAAGTACTCAACTACTGCGTTGTAGGCAGACCATGCGTTGTACCCGTAGCCACCTGCGTTCCGGGAAGAAGTGAACAAACGGCGAATAACCGATCCGGTTTCTTCACGATTCGACCGTTGCCTGCTGGTTTCGTTGCCCTTGGGAGGAAGTACAACATTTAGAAGTCTGTCAAATTGACGTGAACCCGCAATCATTGGTGTGGCCAACATCTCGTTGGCTGTGGTCTTGAAACCGTCAGCCCAGTCCGTGGATATCCCGAGAACTTCTTTGGCGTGATCAACAGCAAGCTTGGCATTGCGAGTGTGCTTAGCGGTGAAGACAGACTTGGCAGTTTTCTTGCCGAGGGTGACCGTGTTGTTGCACACGCTTCGGATAGCCGTGTTGGCGTAGGTCATAGCGATCTTGCCGTCATGACCCGTGTGTACTAGTAGGTATCGTTCCAACCTGTCGTTGATACCCGTGGGGTCGATGATCAATCCGCCCATGTCGATGCAGGCGAAGAATTGGCGACCTCCATGCAGTACTCCACATGTGTCGACGACTGCATCTCCGGCTGAGGCGCCGACGATGTCTAATGCGTACTGAATGCAGTCCCTGTTCTGCTGAACGACGTATCGGGTCCCTACGGTCGCTAATCCGTTAAAGCTTCCGTCGTTGTTTTGTCGCAGAGTGGCTCGTGAGTCTTCAACAATGATTTTGCTGCCATCCGGATTGAGAATCCAATTGCCGTCGTCATCAACAGCGGCGACTTTGGCGAGAATTACGTCGTAATCGGCTTCTGCCGCTTCAAGCATTGCTTCAGCAGTTTGAAGTCCACTCATGGGTTTGCCTAGGCGATGCCATGGAATTTCTCGGTTGGAATAGGCGAATTTGGCCGTTCCATCGGTGCGTAGTTCTAGGTCGTGGCTCATGGGTCAAGCGTACACCGAATACCAGTTGAATCCAACCAGAAAGGCGGAACCCCCCAGTGACAGGGCAGAAACTGGAGGGTTCCATGATTTCACCCGTGAGCGCTTCTAGAGCTCATCGGTAGTCCCGCTTACGAGGGAACGATCCACATGTGTTCTTCTCCAAAGAGCGATTGCATCCTCTTGTTGTACTCCTCCAACAAATGCGGACGATAGAAGCGTCCCCTGTACGGTTTGTCACCGCTGGGGTGGTTCTTGACACACCAAGAGCAGACATGTTGGAGTTCAGTCCATGTGCTGCTCCTTTGAGAAATGACGGACGGACCACCTTTAATCGAGGCCGGTCCTCCAGCCTGCCAGCCTCTTTCGACGGAGAGCAACGCAGGCTCATGAAAATGGAGGACTCTTAGTTGACTTTGACGAATGTCTTGTACTCGTTGTGCTAACCCGGCTCCGTCAAGTGGTGACCGAGATAGCTACGGCACTCACAGTCCCGCCTTTTGGCTAGCGCGGCGACGCCATGGCGAGTGGCATCAGTGGCTGGGTGCGACAAGAGATCCGCAGGTGGTCCATAAGGGGCGAAAGTGTTCCCCGTAGTCCGTCAGATTGTGTCCCTTCTGGGTGCGAGTGTGTCGATGTAGTCGATGGTGTTGGCTAGGCCGACCTTGCGCATGCTGGCCGTCTCAGTGTGACCACCTCGCATGTGCGCCTTCTCAACATTGGGCGGTGCGTTCAGGTCTTGTCGCCAGTGCCGTATGACTTCTTGTTCGATGTCCTCTGCCTCTTGACCTGTTGTGATGTCCCAAGTCTTTACGATGGCGAATCCATTGCGAACGTTGTCACCCATTCTGCGGTCAGCGGACTCTGCGCCTGCAACGCCTACCTTCAATGCGTTATGTCCCGTGTGCTTCAAGAGGTAGACGATGGCTTCCTCCATGTAGTTGAACGAGGAGTGGCAAGCTTTGCAACCTGAGCCCCCTTTAAGGTTCGTGAGAGAGGGGGTGACGACAGCGCCACATGAGTGCTTCATCTTCCACTTCTTCTGAGAGCCGCTGTATTCGTCGATGGGTTCGAACCCTCTGGAACGAACGTAGTCTGCTGCTGCTTCTGGACTGATGGTGTGTGGGTGTGACCATCTAGGGCTGGCACCACCCGTGAGGCTGCTGGGGTCGATTGACTTTCGTGAACATGGGTAGCAACCTGAGCCTCCACGTCTGATTAGTTCAAGGGTGGAGTGACGTTCGCCGCCGCATTCGACATGGATGGTTCGCCAAGGTGACTTGATGGACAGGAACGGCTCCAGAGGTTCGTGCCCTGCTTGCCTCATCTCTTCGAACACTGCTTCCTGAGAGATTCGTGGCTTAGCGCCTGTTCCCTTTTGGCACTCACATTGCGTGATGGTCCAACCCTTCTTGATGGCCTGCTTGATCATGACTGGCTTGACCGTGACTGTGGCCCCACAGGTGTGTCGGCATTTCATGGGAACCTTGCTGCCTGTGTACTCCTCTAGAGGGGTGAAGCCATTGTCGATCATCAAAGCCGTTGCGTCGACTGCTGCCTTCTTGATGCGTTCTGCTACCAGACGCTGGTATCCACATGTCCTGCATCCGCCTGTAGCGAAGAGACTTCCGATAGTGGGCGATCCTTTGGTGTCGCAGGTCAAGCACTTGACCTTCCAAGGTTGGGTGGTGCGTCCATGCCAAGGCTCCAGTGCGACGAGGTTCTTCTCTTTCAGCCGAGCGTTGGCTTCTTTAGCGGAGAGCGATCGGTTGCGCATGGGTGCGGCGTGTCGATCACAGGTGCAGTCCTTCTTACACTTCAGTGCCTTGCTTCGGGCTGCGGTGTCGTATGCCATGTGCGTACCTTAGTTGGATGTCAACGTCGTGTCAAGGAGAGGCAACATCAGTCAAGGCTGCGGATGACAGCGAGGACATCAGCGAAAGACATGGAGGGCGAAAGCTTCTCCTGATGTCGGATGTTCCTACGTTCCCTCCGAGTAGTGCCGCCCCAGATACCAAGGAGGTCAGGTTGAACGAGGGCCTCAGCGAGACAGGAATCTCTCACATCACAATGATGGCAGTACTCCAAGGCTGGACCTCTACTGCCTCCACGTTTGGAGAAGAAGATGGTGGTGTTAGCAGAGATGCAGGCTGCCTTGTGCTTCCACGGCTCTCTACTCATCAGCATTACCCGTGGAGGGCACGCGAATTTCCTGACCAATCTGGATCGACGCCGTCCCACCATTGAGTTGGACGAAGTGGTACACGGCGTTCTCAAGGTTGCCTTCACACCGGGTGCGTGCAATCTCCCAGATGGTGTCGAACGCTTCAGCCACATGGGTCCCACTCTCACAAGTGAAACGGGAGTGGCGTTCGTTCGTCCAACCGAGGCCCCAGATAGCAAAGACCATGAACGCTGCGATGGCTGTAGCCGCCGCCGTGAATCTGATTAGCCCTGTCATGGGGATAAGCCTAGCGGTTATGCCAACAACAAGCAACCTCGCAACACGATTTGCTGGGAAAAGCCAAGGAATACCATCCCCCCCCTCGACACGCCGAGAACCGAGTTGTCTTCTGCCCCGCTTCGCAAGCTCAACCGGCGAGCAACACCCAAACGAAACCGTGAGGCAACCCAAACGAAACCGTGAGGCAACCCTGAACGAATCCGAACGAAGTTACCGAACCGTCACTTCATAGTCCCGCAAACTTTTCGAACACACGTTCGGGCTGTGGGGGCACGCATACAGAATTTTGGTGTGTATGTTTCTCTGGTTTAATTCAGGAGAGTGCGGAGTAGAGGATGGTTGCGAGTGCGATGGTTGTGATGAGTGTGAGTGTCCATTGCAGGTGGAGTTGGTTCTTTTTTTTGTTGTAGAGCTTGATGCCTTTTTTGTAGGCGTCTTTGGTGAGTTCGTCTCTGTCGATGATGATGCCGTGTGTTTCGTAGTTGTGGCTGTTTAGGAGGATTTCGAGGAGGTTCTCTATGACGAGGCTTGTTTTTAGGTAGTCGTCTGGTTCTTCGTTGAAGGATAGGTGGCTGAGTTCGTTGATATAAATTTCTAGGGCTTCGTAGATTGTGTTTTGTCCGGGTCCCGTGGGGCCTTTTTGGGAGGGGGGTGTGGGTTGTTCAGCCCCGGTCATGTTGTGGGGTGCCTAAAAATTTTTGAGGGGTTTGTTTTCTTTTGTTGTTGCATGGGTTTTTAGGGGTTGCGCGGTTTGCGTTCTCCGAGTGTCCATCCTGCGTAGGCTCCGGCGGGGATGAGGATTGCGAAGGCCCACCATTCGCCGACGAGCCCTCCGGAGATGATTCCGCCTGAGATGGCGAGGATGGTGCCGAAGAAGAGTGATTTGAGGTTCATCCGCTTTCGCCTCCGTATTCGAAGTTGGGGTTGTATCCGCTTAGACCGATTCTTCTTTTAATTTTTTTTTTGGTAACGATTGGTCGGACAAGTCGGACCACTCTGAACATCTCGGCTCCGTCGATCAGGTCTTGGAGGTCTGTTTTGGAGTCGAGCATTTTGGGGGTGATTTTGTTTCCGTCGGTGGGGAGAGCTTTGGCGATGTTGTCTGTGGCGACGTGTGTTTCTCTCTCTAGGCTTTTGTCGATGATGCCGTTGGGGGAGTTCCGCATTGTGGCATCACAGATCGCCGGTCGAAGATCGAGTTTGAGGATGCCCTCGACAACTTCAACGACGCAGTCGGCAACGATGAGGAAATCTTGGTAGTCAAGTTCCTTTTGCTGAATCCATTTGCGACGCATGAGACCCTCTAGTGGGGGCATGCCGGATTTGGCTACAGCTTGAGCTCGTTCGGTGAATCGGGCTTGCATGGCTTCGATTTTGATGATGGCTTCTGCGCTGACTTCATCCATAGATGTGACGTTAGCAGCTTTACCCCCACCTGTAAACCCAAGCTGCTAGTCTTTATTTACGTTAACGATTGAAGGTGATAGCGAGTGGACATAGACCTGCCAGTGACATCCCGTTGGGTGCGGCTCGATGAGTTGCATCCTCGGTTCAAATTACGCTTGGGGGCGTTTTTTGACGATCCGATTATTCGTGGCCGGGTGGCTATCGTGTCGGGCGTGAGAACGATGGCTGCACAGCAGGCGTTATACGATAAATATAAATCAGGCAAGGGAAACTTAGCTGCCAATCCTCAAAGACGTTTTGGAAATGGCTTTCAGGGTAGCTGGCATATGGCTCAGCCTGCATTTGACAATTACGGATTTGCTGTCGATTTTCGCATTACCGGTAAAGGCTTATCCACTTGGGAAGTCAATAATACTGCTAAGCAGTATGGCTTACACCCTACAGTGAGTGGCGAGTGGTGGCATCATCAACCATATGGGCGTTTTCTAAACGGACAGTGGAATTGGTTTGATGCTCCGGCGCTGAAGGGCGAGCAGTCTGAAAAGGCGATTCGCGTAAAAGATCAAGAATTGGCAAAAGCGAAGCATCCTCTCCAAGAACTTGCTGAGGCTATTGCTCGTGCCCGCCGTCAAGTTTTGCGCAAGGGTGATCGCGGAGAAGCTGTAAAGCTACTTCAAATGTTGTTGGAGAAACAGGGCATTAGCACGGCCAAAACTTCTAGTCGCACGATGACCGGAAAAGGTATAGACGGGATCTTTGGACGCGGTACTGAACGTGCCGTAAAGCAGTTCCAAAGGAATGAGAGCCTTACGATGGATGGCATTGTTGGTCCTGCGTCTTGGCAGGAGCTCTTCGACTAGATTTGTCGCCGCTTCGCGGTCTCTTTGAGCATCAACCCTTGTTGCTGCTCAAGCGTGACAATTTTAGATTCCAGCATCTGCAAACGTCGTCGAACATCGTTTACGGTGTCGCGTAAAGCGCCGATGACGGCTTCAATTTCCTGCAGTTCCCCGTCCCAAGTGGCCATCGTACTAGTATACCTGATATGCCTCCCGAGTCCACTCCAAATATGTCATGGGAAGTCACACCAAGGACGCCTAAAGCCGATGCGTCATTAGACGAATTGGCCGCAGAAGCTAAAACTTTGGTGGATGATTTCTTTAAAACTGCCGAAAGGTTGCCTCACTGGGGAATTGTGCTGCGTCGTATCCGTTTGGCTGCGATGCGTGAAAAATTTGATTCTTGGCTTGAAGATTTAACAACAATTTCTGACAAGTAAATCAAATAGCGCCCCCGGCAGGATTCGAACCTACAACCTTCGGGATAGAAGCCCGCTGCGCTATCCGTTGCGCCACGGGGGCCTAGCTCGGCGGGGAGGGCTCGAACCTCCAACCTTCGGGTCCAAAGCCCGACGTTCTGCCAGTTGAACTACCGCCGATTGGTACCCCCAACGGGGATCGAACCCGTGTTCCCAGCGTGAAAGGCTGGTGTCCTGACCACTAGACGATGGGGGCTGAGTGGGAGCGGCGGGAATCGAACCCGCAACCGTCGGATTAAAAGTCCGCTACTCTGCCAATTGAGTTACGCTCCCGAAGTGGCGATGGCGGGATTCGAACCCGCATGACTCAAGAGTCGGGAGATTTTAAGTCTCCTGTGTATGCCTATTCCACCACACCGCCCGTGCCTTAGTAATAGTTGCTTATACCTCCAAGGGGCTAGTAAGAAGGTGGGAACGCCTTAGGAGGGCTGTGTGGCTGTCTGAGAGAGAAATAGGGACCCCCTCCGGGTTGCCCATGCATCTCTGTACCGGGCAATGCCAGAAGAGGTCCCTAAATCCTCGCGCTGTGGTTTCCGCGTTACCTACGCGCGACCTAGAACGGGTCTTTGACCAGTTCCTCTTCTACTTGTTTGCGCGGAGACGTAGCCGTAGCTCTCTTGGAGCCACCTTCTGCGTTGTCCCCAGCGCGCTTGCGAGTGAAGTCGGAGATGCTGCGAGTCTGGATGGCGATGTTCTCAGCCACCACTTCGACGATGTTTTGTTTGGTCCCATCATCTTTTTCCCAGACGCGCTGTTCCATGCGACCGGTGACGATAACGCCAACACCCTTCTCTAGAACGTCTGCGGTATCGTCGGCGAGCTTTCGCCATGCGATGACGTTGAAGTAGGAGGTGTCCTCTTCCCATTCGTCTGTCTTGGCGTTCTTCCAGCTGCGGTTACAGGCAATGCTGAACTTGAGCTTGGAGATGCCCGAATCGGTGTATTTCATTTCCGGGTCTTGGGTTACGTTGCCGCAACCGGTGAATGTCGAATTGTTCATTTCAGCTCGCTTCTCTTGGGTTTGGGGGAGAACCCCCATCGTTGTGTAGGTTGCACTCTAACACCGATTCGGTTAGCATTGTCAACCATGCCTACGAAAAATGCTGACTTGCGACTGAAGGTTATGAAGCACATCACCGTGATGCTGCTGGCCATTTCGGACGATGACGAGAGTCTTACCGACGCCGAGCTGGACGAACAGTACAATGACGCAGAGGAGTGGGCAGACTTGCTGTTGGAATCCATGGGATTCACCATTACAGAAACAACAGATGACGATACTATTACGGCTACCTGCAAGCTTGAGGACATTGAGGCGTTCTTCACGGCCAAGTCCAAGGAGTATTTGGTAGCCGAAAACTTGTAGGAGGACCAAGTGCGATACGACATCCGCAGCCGTGTCAAAGCTTTGACAATCTTTTCGGTTTCAGTTCTAAGCCTTTACGGTTTGACAATATGGGCCGACAGCAGGAGTGTTGCCGACCAACCTTTTAATCTCACGCGAGAAGATCTGCCCGTATCGGGGTTGAGCGTCAGTGGCGCTACCACTACGACCGCTCAGCCGGTGATCACTTGGGTGGCCACCTCGACCACGACTACAACCACCACGACGACTGCGAACCTTCCGACAGTGGAGGTGTTGGAGCCACCTCCGGATTGTGTGGTGTTGAGTGAAATACCAGAAGGATGGGCTCACCCTCTTCCAGAGTGGCCTCCCCATTGGGGAGACATCAATAACTATCCAGAATGTCCCCCAGATAACCACACTCCAGAGTTCTATGACGATGAATTCAATCAGGAAGTAACGGTTACCGAATTATCACCTGAATTTGTAGAGACCTTTATCGAAGAGACAATCTTGGAGATTCTCAAAAGCGAGTACACATTTTTTCGCTTTGACGAGGATGTGAAGATTCTCCAACACTATTTAGAAGTAGATGTAGACGGCATTTATGGCCCGATCACTCGTGGAGAACACATCAGGGCTCTTGTCCGGCTAGGACAATGGCAGCCTGTTGATATGACCTTCAGCTTGGATGAAATAGTTGGAGATGGCGGGTACGACTATCCGATGGACCCCGAGAAGCGTTGCCCCGAGTGGGAGGACACGTTCGTTGCTTATGGCCTCGTCCCTGTCGACGTTTGGTCGTATGTTGCTTGGAAGGAAAGTCGCTGTAGGCCGACGGTCGTCAACGACACGTTGAATTCAGACGGTTCGATTGATTATGGCCTTGTGCAGATCAACTCGATTCACCGCAGGGCCGTATTCAAGGTGTGTGAGGGATGGGATCTGGAGGTAATGCTGCTTGATGTCGATTGCAACCTGCGTATGGCGCGATATTTGATGGACAACACCCGCAACCGGTTAGGAAACTGGCGCATCTACATGTACTAACCAGTACTAATGAAATCACTACTACTAGCAATACCCCTACTAATGAATCAATGCTCTGCGGCGGATCACATCGCCTATTGGAGTGAACCTCCGCCGCCCGTATGGGAACAGGTGTACGAGGATGTCCGCGATCTTGCGACTGACCGTCACAGGCCGGGTCAAGAAATTGATTTACGGGTAGCTCCCGATTTTCCCGCTGATCGTTTAGACGCCGTAATGGGCTTGTACGAAGAGGCCATCGGGTTTTGGTCAGGGGTGTTCGATTTTGATGTAGCACTTCCCCTTACGGTGATGGATTCAGGGGACCGAGACTGGTGGGAGTCAACCACTACCAGAGGACCGCGTGATTTGTTCTCCCCACATTGGTGGAAAAGTTCCGTCCGGTCAGGGGGAACTGTTGGGATGGTGGATGCCGACGAGACTGGAATGCCGCACGTCATTGTGGTATCCGGAAGCAAGACGGATTTTGAACATTTTGGTGCGTTTAGTGCCGCGTTGATAGCCCATCATGAAAGCGCTCATTGGTACCAATATCAGGTAAGCGGTTGGATGACCGACAAGTGTTCAAACCCGAATTGGGAAACGGTAATGGGGTGGGAGAACTGGTCGATGCCGTGTCCGTGGACGCTGTTGCCCTGCTGGTTTATTGAGGGACACGCGGAGTTGTACACGATTCCATTTGGGTCGGAGCCCGGTACCTTGCGCGGTCTACGAATCTGGCAGATTACGAATTCTGACAGGTTGACTGAAAATGACCTATTGGAACGTTTGCAGCGTACCCAACACAATTCGGTGACGAAGAACTATGAATGCACACGAGAGATCCAGTATTCGATGGGTCTGCTCGTCAACGAGAAATTGTTTTACGACTTTGGGGACGCGAAAGTTAACGAACTGTGGTTAGCGATAAACCAGCCGAGTAGTTCAACCCGGTCGGCTTGGGAGGTCGCGTTCAGCGACACATTTGGCATGACTGCTGAAGATTGGTATACAATTTCAGCTATTCCCTATCTTCTAGGAGTATTCGAAGACTAGCCGTGCCAGTGCTGGCTATTTTCGGCAGTCTGATATTCCCTATTGGAAGGTTCTTTAACTGCTTCCTTGATGATGTCTATTTGGGTTTGTGCATCATCACCTAAAGTGAGTTTCTCTAATTCAAGGCATGCATTCCAGCAGGCTGTCTGAATTTCATCAGAAATAGTTGAATACATGTTTTATCTCCTAGCGGCGAGTCACAGAGCTGTCGACCCACTTTTCGACTGTTTCGGGTTTTATCTTTAAGTTCCAACAAATTGATTCTACTGAAATTCCGTGGTCATATAATTCACGGATGTAATCAGAGTATGTGTATGGCTTGTAAGACACGGTTAAGACCGGTTCTTGCGACTAGGAAGCCAACCCTTGTTGTCGGCCAGTGTAAGTAGAAGAAACACGAGACAGCTGCCGATGACGAAAGCGATTAATGAGCCCATGACTAATCATTTTACTATGTTCGCGTCTGGCGGAATGATGGCTGCGAGTGAGCGTGGAGTGTGATGAACCTCGCCGTTGATATCGACCCATTCAATCCAGAGGTTGGGGTCCGCAAGAACTGGGATAATCAGGCTGGCGTCGTACTTTTCTCTGGCCACCCTATGAGTCTAGAGCGTCAATCTGGTCTGCGATTCTCCTGAGTTGATCAGACAAACTCGGAGTCATCTCTGCCATCGTGTCTACCGGTTTCGGAGACGCTTTAATGAATGGCACCGGATTTTCAGATTCTGCGGTTTCCCTAGCAGCTTCTTCTTTTTCGGCGATCATCTTGGCGAGGCCCGCCCAGTCGATGCCCGGGTCGGCGACATCAGGGCCGAGGTTCTCCAACTTGTAATCGGAAATGTCCCACGCCATGTTCTCAGGGGCCACGGCTGGACCACCGTAGTAGGCATCTAACCACGCCCATGTGACAGCGGTCTTGTCGGTAACGACAAGGTTGTGACGAACCCAGTCGCCACCATCGACGCGAGCCCGAATGAAGCCCTCGTCGAAATCGGCTTCACATTCAAAGAGAACGGGATTACCGCCTACCTTGAGTTGTCCGACCTTGACCGAATCACCCCACTTGGGGACCTGTCCAAGATGGTAGAAATACATGCCGATGGGCATGTAGCCATCCTTAGTCTTACCGAACCATGTACGGAATGAGAAGCCGTCAGGATCAGGCTGTCGGTTTCCGTGCCCGTAGGACCGGCCTCTGGCGTCCTTGTAGCGCAGATCAGCGAACCCCAGTGTCTTGCCAGTGCTGTGGGAGTTCCAGTTGCTGAGTGCCCTGACCATGTAGGACACCTTCACATGGCGGCAGGGTGGCACTTCCTTGTAGAGAGCGCACCCGTAGTGGTCGCCGGTTCGGAACATCAGCCGCAAAGAGTCGCCACTTACATAAGCGTTGTGGACCTTCCCCTTCCATGAATCCTGCCAACCATCTTCAAATGTCTCGTGAACTAAGAGGCTCATTGGCGGCGCCCAAACAGTCGGGAGAAGAAACCTCGTTTCTTCACGACAATTGGTGATTCCATTTTCTCAGCAGCAGGAGGAGGTTTCGGAGCGTAAGGCAGCGGATCTTTCTTTTTCGCCGCTTTCTTTGCCGGGGGTGCCGAAGCACGTTCTTTCGCTGCCGGATTCCGTGGTGGAGTAGTAGCGCGAGTTCCAGATTTTGCTGCTGGCTTTTGGGCCGCAGGCTTTTTCGCCGCTGGCTTACTGGCTGCTGCCTTTTTCGCCGCTGGCTTACTGGCTGCTGCCTTTTTCGCCGCTGGCTTTTTGGCTGCTGCCTTTTTTGCCGCTGGCTTTTTGGCTGGAGCCTTCTTTTTAGCTGCGGGTTGTTTTTTCTTTTCAGCCATAAATAGGGTGTCCTTTGTCAGTCTGTACCTTGTGTAGTCTACATAACAATGGAGAACTACCCGGATACCTATTCCAAGCTGGCTCTTTCAATGACTGCAGCCCAACATGCCAAAGAAAATCTCGTTGATGAGCTCGGAGTGGGCGAGGATCTCCCCTTCAACTTTTTTGGTTGGTGTGAGGATGAATTGATATTAATAATTCAGTGTTCTAAGGCGGATATGAAGAAGCCTGCCGCTGCGCGTTTAGAAAAATGTGAACACGCAATACAAGCGATGCGTAAATTTTGGCAATGTGATGCAATCACACTCGTTGCAGAAGGGTTTCAATCAAAAACTCCAGAACTACATAAAGGGGAGGACATCTTCAAGGCATTTCTTGATAAAAGTGCGGAAATTGAAGAAGTTCTAACAGCTACGCATGTCGAGATGGATGATTTTAATACACCTATGGCGACATTGGTTAGCGTGCCATATCAATACCTTTTGGGCAGGCATGTCGTGTGGGGTGACGCCTTAGGATTCGAGAGGGGCGTTGGAGATGTCCTTACGAATGCGAAAATTCCAGCGACAATCGCTCGCTGTATTTCCGAATACCCCGATCCGGACATTATGGGTCAAGACATAGACATGGTTATGGGTGTGTTGACCGAAAATGGATTTAATGTTCAGGAATTTGGGTGACCCCTAACGATTTCGTAAAGGGGTATCTGGGTCCTATCGACTTGGAGAAGGGGCAACGAAAGACGGGGGTGATGGGGTGGCTCCTTCTTAGTGCGACGGTGATCCTTTGGGACTTATGGGCTATAAGGACCCAGAGGGTAGAAACCCTTACTAGGAGCTTCTGGAGGCTTAGCAAAACCTCTTGGGGAGGGTTTGCCCTTCAAGCAATTTGGGGTATCCTGACAGCCCACCTACTAGTTGAAGCGCGACTGCGGCAAGCGTTAGAAGGCCGCAGGACTAATAAGGCGCGTTCATAGGAATCAACATGAAAAAAATAACGTTGCCATTTTTGACGGCAGGCGTTCTCGCAGGTTTACTGATGTTTGCGACCCCTGCGACCGCTACTCACGACGCGATCTACTCACCCTGCTCCACGGAGTACGGGTTCATCCACATGACTTACGACGAGTGGGCCGCACACATCACCACGATGGAAGCTGACGGCACGATCCCTCCCGGCATCGTCTTCCGCTACTACGAAGAACTCCACGGAGGCAAGGGCACAAACGTCCAAGAGGATGGGACTATCCCGGCGTGGGATAACTGGGCTGGCGGTCTGACCGACGGGCAGATTCTGTCCATTGACGATTGGGCCAACGGTAACTACCCAGAGATCGAAGCGTTGATGTTCAGTTCGGGTCTAATCCCCGAATGGATTCTGGACGCCAACATGGTTATTCGCCGGTTCAACGATCCCTACTGGGCCGCAGCGAACCCGATGACCCCAACCTTTACCGTCTGGCAGTCGCTCTGCATGGGTGACTACGGGTATTCCATACCTGTCATGGAGATCAACGAAGACGGTGTGTGGGTTTCGAACCTTCCAGCGACCACAACGACGGTGGCTCCAGCTACGACTACTACGACAGTCGCACCGGCCACGACTACGACGGCTGCTCCAGCTACTACTACGACGACCCAAGCTCCCCTGCCCGATCCCGAACCCGGACCCGCACCCGAACAAAGCACTCCTGCCCCACCGCCTTCTTCGTCGGGTCTCCCTGACGGGTATGACCTGTTCGACGCCGAGTGGGACGGGTACCCCTTCGAGTACACGGTCCTTCTGTTGGAGGAACGGTACCCACCGGGGACACCGGGCAAGTTCCATTTCCGGCTGTCATACGCCGTTGAGTTTCTCCGCAACGGGGGGATGGTCAGGGGATTGGACAACCTGTGGGAGTCCACTTCCTGATGTAATGTTGGGGGATGGTTGGTTACCCCCCGGACAGTGCCTATGAGCAACGCATGTCGGAAGCGATACGCATAGGCGAGTACAACATTGAGGTACTTCGTGCTGCCCCTATTGCCTGTCCTGTTTGCGGTGACCCTTCAGGTAACTGCAAGCCGGAAGGTGTCGATTCCTCTCCAGATCATATTTCTGGATATGGAGATGGACAAACGCATCTAGTTGAAGAAGATATAACCGAAGAACGTCAGCTAGCGGGTGGCATTACCATTACAGTTTTGAAATATGCTAAGGGGAAACTCATCTCTATAGATGAGGCTAGAAACTTAGGATTGATTTGACAGTTTCCGCAATTTCTGATTCGATACAATCAGAAGGCTGAACAAGTTTAGAAGCCCGAGAGAACTAATTATGACCCTGCTAACCCAAGAATTCGTAGACCGTTACGCCCTAGAGACGCCCCCATGGGGTTTTGGGGGGATGGGTGAAGTTGTCTATCTACGAACGTACAGCCGATCAAAAGGCGATGGGACAATCGAGATATGGCCAGAGACGTTACAGCGGGTCATTAACGGCGCAGCTGACATCGGAGTTGACTACACGCAGAAGGAGGCCGAACGTCTGTTCGACCACATGTTCAATCTGCGCTGCTCCTTCTCAGGTCGCGCACTGTGGCAACTAGGGACGCCGCTGGTTCAGAAGCTCAACGGTGCAAGTTTGAATAACTGTTACTACGTCAATATCGAAACTATCGAGGACTTTGAATTTCTGTTCGACATGCTCATGTTGGGTGGTGGCGTTGGTTATTCAGTTGAACGTGCAAAGATCCACGAATTTCCCAAAGTCAAAGTGGGAGTGGAAATCACCCACGAGCGGACCAACGATGCCGACATTATCGTGCCCGATTCGCGACAGGGATGGTCGCGGATGCTTCACTCTACGTTGAAGTCTTACTTGGACACAGGTAAATCCTTCAGCTATTCCACCATTTTGGTTAGGGAGTTTGGAGCGAAACTAAAAACTTTTGGGGGAACAGCTTCTGGCCCTGCAGCCCTTATCGACGGATTAAAAGACATCTGCGGTGTTATGGATAATCGCGCAGGTAAGAAACTTCGTAGCGTAGATGTTTTAGATATTTGTAACATAATCGGAAGAATTGTTGTTTCTGGTTCATCTCGTCGATCTGCACAGATCGCCATAGGGGACCCGGACGACGTGCTGTTTCTGAGAGCTAAGAACTGGGGAACCGGAAAGATCCCGGCATGGCGCTCTAGCAGTAATAATTCAATTTATGCCGATTCATTTGATGAAATCATGCCTGAATTCTGGAATGGGTATGACGGGAGTGGGGAACCATATGGACTCGTTAATCGTAAACTGGCTCGCCGGGTTGGAAGGCTCGGAGAGGCAAAGACAGATAACAGCGTGGAGGGGTTTAACCCCTGCGCTGAGATCGCGCTCGGTGACGGCGAGAGCTGCAATTTGGCGACGATTTTTCTCCCGAATATTGAATCGCTGAAAGAGTTCCGTGAGATTTCGTATCTCTTATACAAGACACAGAAGGCCGTTACCCAACTCGAATATCCTTATGAAAAAACCACAAACATCGTAAGTAAAAATACTCGGCTTGGACAATCGATTACGGGAGTATTGCAATCATCTGAGAAGCAGCTGGCTTGGTTGCCGACGATGTATGAATATTTGGATGATTTAGATAAGCGAGAGTCAGAGAAAATGGGACTGCCAGAGTCGGTACGAATTACAACAATTCAACCTTCGGGCACATTGTCTCTCTTGCCGGGGATTACGCCGGGAATTCATCCCGGGTTCGCTAAGTATTACATTCGCCGTGTTCGATTTCGTTCTACCGACCCCTTAGTTGAAGCGTGTCGCAAGCGTGGGCACAATGTCCAATACGACGTTGGGCTAGATGGGCGCGAGGACCACACCTCCTATGTGGTGGAATTTCCATGTCAATCTCCAGAGGGTGCCATTTTGGCTGCCGATATGACTGCTGTGGATCAGCTGGAATGGGTTAAGCGAATGCAAACAGACTGGGCGGACAACTGTGTGTCTGTCACGGTGTATTACCGGAAAGACGAACTTCCGGAGATAAAAGAGTGGCTAAAGAATAACTATACAAAATCAATTAAGTCTGTTTCATTTTTGTTACATGCAGATCATAATTTCCCTATGCCCCCATATGAAGAGTTTTCTGAGGCAGAATATATAAAGATGCTTTCTAAGATTGACTTTTCAGTTCCGTTGTCACAAACGAATGGCAACCACGAAGTTGAAATAGACGATTGTGAAGGGGGAGCTTGTCCCATCAAGTAAGGGATGTGCGACTAGTTTTCGTCAGGCGTTTCTGGCCCAGAACCAAATGGTGATTCCGAATGGTCTCGAATCGCCGCATCTTGTATCTCGTTGACCTTCCCACAATGGGGACAATGCCAGCTTTTTTGAACATATTGAAGTCCGGGCAGGCTCAAAGACCATGACCACCAGTTTTTACAGTCTGAACAGGTGAAGTGGTATAGCCATTCACAAGTGTATTTGTGAGCCATGTATTAAAGTTACCACTTACCGATAAGACAACGAACTAGACGGCGCCTGATGCGTCAGGTCAGCGATCCTGACATTGAAGCAATCGGCTGATGCCACCCAGCCATTTGAGTGATCTATCTCGCCCTTCTTGACAGGGCGGGCTTCTGCAAAGAACAAGTCTTTGAACATCGCTCCGCAGTACCAACCTTGGGTCATGTCCTCGTGTACCCGAACGAAGGCGTACACGTCACAGTCCTGCTTAGTGTTAGACGCGGCGATAGAGCATTCGTAATGGGGGCGTGGGGCGGACGTAACCATCTTGGTCTTCACATCGACACGCATACCGCTACGCATGACAACGTCGAAGTCATAGGTGTTCTCATGGTTACCTCCGACGAGGCGTAAGAACACCAGCTCGCCGAGGAACCCGTAAACCGTTCCCTCGCCTTTCCGAATGGAATGGGGGAGAAGAGGAACCTCCGCTGCCAGTCGCTTGGCTTCTTCGATCATCTGATCGTCAATAGCGCAGCTGAGGATAGGCATTCAGATCACCATTTATCGATAGGACAGTGAAGACCCGGAACACGAACCTTTAACGGCATAAAGCAACCACATTCTTTGCAACGCTTGGTGAGCCTCTTGAATCTATCGCACTCAAGACAGAATGCGTACTTTTCCGCAGGGCGGAGCTCAATCACCGTCGGTTCTCGATGTGGGTTTCGTTTGAGCTCCATAGGCGAGTGTCGCATTTAAGACATCGTTCGGACCATGGATAGCTCTCTCGGTATTCCATGGGGTGAGAACAGTCTAAAATTTCCGTAACTGAAGTATTGACGATGTCACGAACAAATCCAGATAACGACTTACCTTCACGCTCGGCTGCGACTTTCCAGCGCTCATGATCTTTTTGCGTGGAGCGAATAAGAATCTGCTTATCAGCCGGGCCGTCGTCGTCACTGATCTTTGTAGAAATTTTGGGATCTAAGGTTTCTGCCAGTTTGTCCATAGCCGCTTCGACGTTGTCCTGTTGAGTAGCAATCTCATTGTCGTCGTGGATTTTTTGGGACAGTTGAGCGGCAGCCGCAAGTGGGTCATATTGAACTGTTGGTTCTGGTTTTGGCTCTGGTTCTGATTCCATAGCGAGCTCAATCCCCCCCATCTCGTCGAGAAAAGCTTGGAGCTCGTCGGTCTCAACAGTTTCTGTCTGTTCAGGTTCCTCGGCGTCGTCCTCGGCATCTGCGGGGAGGTATTGAGACATCGGGATATTCGTTGAGTCGCTCATGTATATCAGTCTAGGTCTTCAGACTGGGCTGGTAGGGGAAGCTCTATAATCTCCGCTTCGACGATGCCGTCATCGGCGGAATCCAAGATGTCTTCTTCAGGAACATCTAATACTTTGGAACCCAACATTTGGTCTACTTCTTCTTGTGGCAAAACACCGCTTTTGGCCATCAATTGCAACAATTCTTTGGCTTCTTGCTCGGGAGAGAACTGGGCTAGTGGTGCAGCATCATTGTCGCCAACCATAGACACTCGAATGGGGTCGGAAAGGTTGGTCGACATGTCCATTTGAATGGAAATATTATTACTTTCCATACCTAAGAGCTTCGAGCGTCGGTCCATAATCGACAGAACTTGCTGAATTGCCTTCATGTCTGGCTCCACTTGAATTTCCGTGCCATCGTCTAGAGAAACCCTGCGATGTTGGGTCATGGGCCAAATTGCCGCTTGTAGCGAATCAAGACGTTCCAATTCCATTCGTAGAACTTCTGGATAAGCCATAAGGGCTTCACGGTTCATGCGTTCTAGCTGCCGACCGATGGATTTTGAAACTACAGAAGTGGATACCCCAAAACGACGACCTATTTCTTGGGAAGTTACGCCACCCTGCCGCATTTTGAACATGCGAAGGTCGCGTTCTGCCAGAAACTCCCTAGTCAGGGCTTTGCTTGTTCCGTCTGCTGCCATAATTAACTTACGTCCATAAACTGTGTTACTTCAAAGGGAAACTTTTTCCCGCGCTTCATTTGCAACGGCCAATATCTTATGTCGCGTGCGCCTCTGAAGTGATTAACTTCATATACATATTCTCCCATATGGGTGGGATCTGGTTGTAAAGCAAGCCCGAATTCGGGCCAACGAGACCAAACGGCTGACCCGAAAGGACGCAACTCTCGGCTAGTCATGGAGCTCCCTAAAGGGGCGTGATGTTCTAACCACAGGGCACATCCATAGATAGTGCGGAGCGTGTCTAAGTATCGGGCTACCTCGACGGCCACAGCTTCGGAAGTTCGGGTTCCCGGATCTAGGAAAGCTTTGTAGAGCGGTCCCATTACCAGCATGTCTGGTTTGGTTTCCTCTATGTGTTGCTCTAGCAGAATTCGGTCATGAGCATTTAGTAGATCAAGCCCGTCTGGCTTAATGAATAAATGTGCATGCATTTTGTCAGCGAAGCCCATGGACTTGGCCGCACCAACGATGTTTCTGGATGTGCGCCGGATGATTCTTTCGGGATTTTCTAAGTCAACTGTCAGTGTTCGGATTTGGGGCATCTTCTGGAATGTAAATGGGTTTACGCCCAAACCAGAACAAATGGCGACTTGTCGGGCGAGCATTGTTTTGCCGACACCTTCTGCAGCTACCACCATTACCCGTTCTCTACGTTCTAGAAGGCCGGGAATCAACCAGTCATAATCGTCGTTGACAGTTTCTTGGAGGAACTCGTCCCATACGACCAAACGACCCTCATCTCTGAGAGTCGTTTCTTCACGGGTCTGGGTTAGTTGTTGTGCCTTATTAAGTATTTGTGTTGGGGTTTTGTTGGGGTCATCAAGAAGTTGCCGTATTTGTTCGAGAGCCAGTTCTTCCGGTGAAGGTGGGGGAAGCTCTTCTTCTGGTGTTTCTTCTAGCTCTGGCTGTGATTCTTGCCCCTCAAACTCAGACTTGAGTATGTCTGACTCAACTTTTATGAGTTCGGTTGTAGAACCCCCAGCTTCGATATGGTCAGTGATGTCTTTTGCTTCTGGACATTTGAAAATCTCAACATCACAGCCCGCCTTTTTGAGTTCCCCATAGACATGAAGAGCGTGCTTTCTTCCGATTTCATCGTTGTCGGCGATGATGTCTACCGTTGCCCCAGCAAGAGCTTCAGTATGTATTTCTAACCACTTTCCCGCACCACCCGGCATCGTTGTAGCGCAGGCACCCAGTTCGGTCAGTGTGTCGCAGTCCTTCTCGCCCTCCACGACGAAGATGGACTCGCCGTTCTCTTTCTGTCTAAGCACCTTAGGCAAATTGTAAAGAACCTTAGGCGTGCTGCCCAGCTTGTAGGTCCATCCACCAGAACCGTCAGGTCGTCTTTGACGAAACGTTTTCTTACCATCAGGTTCAACAAAACGAACTTTTTCGAAAAGAAGCACATTGTCGGCATCTTTGTATTCATATTTACTTACAAAAGTAAGTTTTTTAGGTGTTGACTTTTCGTACTTAGGCGGGTCGAAATCTGTTGACGAATTCTTGCTGTCTGGTCGTAAATCTGCCAGAGTTAAACCAATAGACGCAACTATTTCTGCAGCGCCACACGCTCCTGCAGATCGATGACAGTGGACCAATATTTGTCCGTCATCTTTTTCGTGTATGGATAACGATGGATTATTGTCGTCTTGTCTACAAGGACAACGGGCTTCCCATCCATTACTGGAAGTAGTGACACCATCGAGACGTTCTAAGAAGGAAGCGGTGTGGTTATAGTTCATCTTTGCTTAGGTCTGCCCGGGCTATACCCTGTTGGATTCGAAGATCGTGTTCCACCACGCCCACTTCGGGCACCCGGTAAATACACTCGTGCAGAACGATCAGCGTAAATGTTTCTAGAGCGTCTTAGTATTGCACGTTCTGTTTCATCCATGCCACCCCATATTCCTAGGGGCTCATGATGAAGAGAATATTCCAAACACTCACTAATACTAGAACACGACTGACAGATCAACTTTGCTACAATTGCGTTTTCTTTGGCTTCTGCTAGAGCTGCTCCCTGTGTTTCTTTCTTTCGGAGAGGAAACCACCAGTCTGTGGGTTTCCCGGTACAGGCCCCCGTGTCGGGCGGCATAAGAGGCGGTTTCTCTATAATCACGCTATCCCTTCCGCCTAGTAATCCGATTTACGTCGTCAGCTGATAGAAACACCAACGCAGACTGGATTTCCAGATTTCCCCCAGCGTCCACGGCGACTATGTCGATGACATCGGACGGAACCGAAAGCTCTCTGGCGAGTGCTGCACGAGTCTGCTCGATGACCAACTCATCTTGTCCTAGATCGGCGGCGTAGTCAATGCTTATGATGGAATTTTTTTCAGCGGCCCCCGGATTTTTCCACTCAGCATCTCGCTCGGCTGTCTTCAAACACCAAACGCAAGCAATCTTGGGTGCCGTAGACGCCCTGTTACGGACCTCTATGTGGCCACACTCTAAGTGGTGATGGTATTTGACTTTCCCCCAACCACCGAGTCGCTCGATTCGCTCAACGGAACGTCGGGGAGATTTGCGGTGCTCCGTCGTCATGCCTACATTGAACCACAAGGGGGTCGCTTTGCGGCGTCTTTTAGCTTAAGATTCTGAAATGACGATCAGCGCTTACCGCCATGATAAACCGTGGCATGACCCCCGTCGACCAGATCCTCATTCAAGCAGGCGCTCTTATTCTCATCACAATAGATGTCGGCCAATATTCGTCCGAACTTGCCGCTCTTGTCTTTGTGAGTTTGAATGTAGATCGTGTCGAGACCATCAAGCCAATCGATGGCGTAAGCCGTGGCAGCCTTACCCGCAGCCTTTTCAACCAAATCCTTGGTACGAGTCTCGGGAGTGTTTATCCCGAGGAGGCGAAGACGAGCTTTGTGATGAATGTCGAAACCGACATCGATCATGGCGTCGATAGTGTCACCGTCGACTACTCGTAAAACTTTTGCTGCGTAGAAGTATTTAGATTCTGTACGGCAGTCACAATTGGGATCACATTGACATTCCACAGGCGCCTCTCCTAATCATTCTGGGTGAACTTTGTGTTCTCGACCCGCTTTTTTCTTATAGCTCGCGGATGCTCTTCTTCGACAACTAAATCTTCAAAGTCTTCAGGGTCACCCCTGAAGTCCTTACCGAGACGCCGGTATTCTTCCCAGTAGTCATTGTCTGCGTTCGCATTCTTCGCCACGGCTAAATATTACTACTTGTAAGCCCCAATAGAAGTAGAAAACCCCCGGCCCGTAGTGGACCGGGGGCTTTCTGTTGTGCTTTTCTGTGTGCTACTTAGCCATTTGCTAAGTAGAGCTTCTCCCTAAGTCAGATTAGGAAGTCGGAGCGTTGTTGAAGGTAACCTTCACAAACGCTTCAGGGCGCTTCACAGCAAGAGCGAGCCTCTGCTCCGCAAGCACCACGATGGCGTTGCGAATGAAGAAGTCCGAGTGCTGTTCACTGATCCGAATGCTGGCCTGCTCACGGTCATAGAGCTGTGCACCGGTACCGAATGCGCCGACGACACAAGTGCCTTCAGCGATGGCCGGAGTCTCAATGACAGGGAGTCGCCACACGCGAGGCTCGCCGCCGAGCGCCACAGAAACCGCGACCAAGTACTGGCCGTTGGAATCTTTGGTGAGCTCAACGTCTTCCCAGTCGTTCGGGTGCATCACGACGCCTGTGGGCTCGTAGTATGCGAGGAACGACAAGGTTGCCGCACGCCGGATGGCGTCCGCTTTGGTGTCGGGTACTGGAGTGAATGCACCTGCAGACCAGTTGTAGGTCTGGATACCAGTGGTGGCGGTGATACCAGTGAGGTTTTCACCGGTACCGGCACCGCTGATGATCTGTGCATCTTCCTGAAGGCGAAGGCCGTAAAGAAGCTCGTTGTCGATGATCGACCGGAGCTGCGGCTCGTCTGCCAGCACGTTGCGGTGAGCAGCTTCCCAGTGTGCAAGGGTGCGCACGGGTGCTTGCTCGCCGACGAACGCCAAGGTCGACTGCGGCTTGGCGGTGAACGCCTCAGGCGTACCTGAGCGCTCAGACACTGCAGCAGCGTTGTTGGTGAAGCCGGACATCCGGAAGTACTCGATGACAGCAGCGTTGGTTGTGCGGCTCGGGAACAAGTCACGAACGCGCTTTGTACGCTGTGGGGGCATGACGATTGGGTCACGCTGGATGGTGCCGAAAGAACCCGGAGTGCCCGTGGGCAAAGCGGAGTAAACATCCTTCTGGCCGTAAAGGTCTTTGGAAGCAAGGCTTCCGGGGACACTGAACGGAGCAGGCATGTTCGCGCCAGCAGCGCCATTGGCAAGAGCTTTGAACTCAGCAGAGTCTAGAAAAGCCTCACCGACAGTGCGGTACTGCTGAACAGCCTCTTTGACTTCGCTGCTGTTTGCCCATTCGGCTGCAGCTTCTGCGGCGACGGACTCGGTCGAGGGCTGTGAACCCCACTCGCGAGCTTTTTCCATCTCCTGAATGCCATCAATGAGACCTTTGATCTCTTTGATGTCTTTCATGTTTGTGTCGAACGCAGCTTTTTGGTCTGCATCGACTTGGACAACGCCGTCTTCGATTTCGAAAGAATCGGCGATCTCCTTGTTTGTATCCATCTTCGTCCGCATTGCGGTTTGCAACTCGGAAAGACGGGAGGTGTCCTCGCTCATATTTCCCTCCTCGGGATTAATTATTGGACGTAATTGTTAGTTGTTCGTCCGATCCCAAGGTAAGCACCCGAGCCGGTACAAGTAATAGCATACTAGTGATAGTGGTACCAGTAGGGGAAGACTGTCAAATATTCAGGTGTTTTTTTCTGGTTTATTTTTTAAACCAGTAATACCAATAGATGGCTATCGCGAATGACGAAGCGCAAATCAGTGAAGCAATTTTCATTGGTTATCTTTCCAATACCTTTCTACATACTTTGCACCGATGTCACCGAAGAAGGCATCGAACTCAGTTTTGCTATTGATTTCGAAATGCCCATCTCTATTTCTGAACGCTATCAGTCTTGGCGCATCTCCAGTGTTCTCCCACAGGAAGAACTCGTCATATAGGCCTTCTGTTATTTGTCTACTTACATGGCCTCTTAGTTCTCCAGCGATTTGGGTACCAAAACCGGTTGGGATATCAGGCCCACCAGCTGCTTTTCGTTGGGCGATCCTCTTATTTGCTACATCGCCGGGGACATGAACAAAATGACCAACAGTCGAATAACCGCGCGATCTAGCAGTACGGAGGTGTTCGGCTCGTTTCCCCGTGCCCTGCACTACAGCATCCATCTTGGCGTTGATGGCACTATCCAGAACGCCGCGAGTCGCTGTAACGGATGCTCCGTGGAATGCCATAGCGTTTTTGGGGTCCCAGCCCTCTAGGCCCGTTTTGATGAAATCCGGATCTATGTGGGCAGCTTCAGTGTCGTTTGGAACACTTATGGAGCCATTGCTAATCAAAGTGGACTTACCGGAACCCGTTGTACCACCAATGAAGTAAAGGGTTCTATCTTCCTTGTCTCTGTGTTCTGGCTTGACCTTGGCAAGTATTCGTTGGCCCATTGCTTTTCCGCCGCTACCAAAGCGTCCGCTTCGCATCCCACCTGAAAAATCATTGCGTATCTGGAGTGCTTCACGTTTCATCTTGTCTGAAGCAACCGCTCGCACACTTGCTGGGGCTTCAGCCCAAAGACCGGGATTATCTTGAAGTATCTTAAGCCACTCTTTTTCACTAGGGCTTAAACGATCTCTACGCGAACGCAGACCCTGACCGGGGTCGAGGGCAATTCGCCCTTCAGCGAGCTCGCCCCTGATTGCGTCTGCGTTGGCCCTTTGAGCCAACTTGGCTTCTAGGGCTTCGCGATAATTGTCTCTGGCGGATTCAGTGCCGTTCCCGTGGTATTTACTAATCTGATCCTGAATGAAGTCTATTTCACGTTGTATATCTGAAGTTTCTTCTCGTATCCGAATCAAATCATCCCAGTAGCCGGTGTATTCGTTGAAGGTATCCCTTCCCCATTGATCTTCACGCCACTCAGGTTCACTACTGCCACCGTATGGCAGATCTGCTTCGTTGGTTTCGAAGGGACCGTATTCACGCTCAATAAAGGTATCCCTATCTTCGTCGCCGTCGATAGCCGCTAAGAAATTTCTAGTGTCTGCGTGATATGGCCTTGAAGCGCTTTCCGTTGCGCTATCGAGCTCATCTTCTTTTTCCCTGAGTTCAGTTGTTAAGTCGTTGCGTTCAATCCCTGAATTTTCAATAAAGTCTGCCCACCACTCGACCTGACTCCAAAGCTCGTCATGCTCTTCGATAATGTTTTGATCTATTTCGGGTAAATCTGCGAACTCGTCTCCACTCGCATATTCGTCTGTTGACGGTTCTCCTACTTGCCGAATTCGCCTATCGTTAGGTCGATGAATGGAATATCTATGAAAATCAATTCGATTATGTTCATCTAAGAAAGCGAAATACTCATCTATGTCAGCTCCCATATCTTCAATATTTTGCTCAGGGGTCTGAAGCATATGATCGATTTGCCGTCGAGAACGTATGCCACCATTTGCAGAAGCTCCTAACGATAGAGCCGATCTGCTTTTACCCATGGCGGTACCGAGTTCTTCACGAAGACGCGATTCTTCCTGTTGAAGTGGCGCCATCATGCCCCTAATGCGAGCAACGTCAGCGTGACTACCTTCCTTTTGGGCTTTCTTGAGTTGTTGAAGGAGAGGGTCGAGTTTCTCCGTTCGCAACTTGTCAATTTCCTTGCTAAGAGACGCCATTCTGACTTCGTCGGTTACGGGTTCTGGCTTTGCTTTAGGTTCTGGACGTTTCAGCGTGCCGGGTTTCCCATCCCAAACGGAACGCACACCTCTTTTTTTCCCGGGGAGGTTGGTGTTAAGCCCGGGGATGGCAGGGCGTGCGTATGGGGTGCCCTCTTGAACTATCCCGTCGTTGTCGCCATCCCAAGCCTTTGGGTCAAACCGTGCGGTACGTCCGATACGGCGACCAATACCTTTAACTTCGTACACTTCTTCGAATAGACGCTTTTTACGTCGTTTCATTTTAGATAGCTCGTCACGAACAATGTTTCGTATTCGTTGACGTTCCAGTCTTTGCTGGTAGCGCCTTCCAAGAGCTGTACTGCCAGTGGCTCGTGCATAGTCCGTCATGTTGGTGCACGGGGTCCAAACCCTACGTCCGCTACGGGATATACGTCTAGATACACCGATACATCCCAATTGGCGTGCTCTACGACGCGCTTGGTTGATGTTGTCGAAAACGTCCGTGTCACCGTCTACAGGTCGAAAAGTCATACCCTTGCCGGATACGAGTCCGCCACCAGACAGAGTGTCAATTCCAGTGACACCCCGTTCTCTCAATTTGTCCCATTGGCGCTTAGTTTTCTTCTTGCGTTTGCGACCCTTTTGGGAACGGATCTTCTGAGTTTCTTCAACGACATCTAAAGCGCTTTTTTCTTTTTCGCCGTTGGTGAGGCGCTCGTATTCTTCCATGGTGCTGCACGCCATCCATGTTCCATCGGGATGACGGTGCGCACCGGTACAGCCGAGTTCAGCAGCCTCTCTTAGAGCCTGCGCTTTCTTGGCAGTTTCGGAGTCCGTGCGTGCCTCGGGCATCGTTATTCATCGCCGCTGGCAGCTTTTGCGGCGGCAGCGAAATCGTCGCCATGTCTGGATTGGTAGAGTTCAGCCTCTTCAAGTTCTTCTTTCCATTTTTCTCTGAACTCTTCGAAGGGTTCGCCTTCTAGTTCCCAATCTAGTTTTCCGCCCTCGGATGCTGGCGCGATAACTTCGTCGTGGTAGGCCATTAGTTCTTTACCAGCGATGTAATTCAATTCGTCGCCATTCTCGTCGTCTTCGGTGGAGAACGGGGGGTACCGCAGAAGCGTTGAGAGCATTATGTGATATTCCTTATGATTTTCTGGAGTAATCATGCTCTAGCCCTTCTGCCTTCGCTGCGTACATCTGATGCTTGCTTGAAGAATTGACTCAATCCTGAAGAACCAAGGGTTCTGCCTAGGGTGATGACGGCACTGCGGTTCATCACCAACTCTACGCTACCCGACTGGATTGTGTCATAACCCAAGATGGGGGCAATAAGGTTTCTGCCGTTGCTGGTGTTATTAATTTTGTTAAGCAGCAACATGGCATTCAAAGAGTCGGGGTTGCCGCTGGTGCGGATCGAATCCAACAAGTGTGTCCAGAGTTGACCAACTTCGGTTTCCCAAATAGGGGCACCTTCGGCAAGATCTGTTATTTTTGCTATTTCAGCATCCATTCTGGAGACGACTTCGGCAATGTCCGCTTTTTCCAATTCATCTCCGGGATAGGTTGCTCGTACAAGCTCGAATGCCCGACTAACGGATCTATTAGCGGTAAATTCGGCGTCTAGGGTGTCTCCGTCCATGCGGCGAACATTGGGTGTAAGAACAGCAACCGTGTTGCCTCCTTCTACGGTTTGCCAACTACCCCAACTGCCTTGACCGGTTGACCAGTATTCGCCCTTGCCTGAGGCTTCTCCGCCTCCTCCGGGGAGGAAACGCAATTCGTCATCAAGATAATCGGTTGCATTGGAAGCGCTTCCGTGTCCTCGACCTATGACGGGATGGCCAGCATCAATTAGGGCTTCGAAGTTGTCATCGTCTACAACAACCGGCAAATCATTCATGCCCATAGCGTCCCAAATGACAGCCATTTCTGGGTTCTGATTGAGTATCTTCTCGACCTCATCTTCGCTAGCTCCGTCTGTGCCCTTACCGCCACGACCCTTCATTCTGACATCTTTCAGAACCGACTTGTCGCCAAGTAGTGCTCTGGAGGCTTTGCCGAGACGTGCGATACCTTCGTCGCTTGTAACCAACTTGCCATCTGCGTCGAAATCGACTGCTTTCTTGATTTGTTTCTTTTCAGAAGCATTAATTGCACCTTGGATACCTTTACGACCCTTAACGACCCGCAACTTGCGTCGCAGTTGAGCGACACGG